AAAATAATATATATTAAATCAGGAATGTCAATAAAATATAATGTTGATGAATTAAATAATGAACAATTAGTTGAGATTAATGATAATTTAAAAATAGAAATCGAAAATAGCAAATATAATAAATTTGCTCCTAAAAGAACAATAGAACCTTATTGTATTGAAAATAAAGATATATATGTGCCATTAGCATTTGGATCATCAGTTTTAAAGCTACAACGTAGAAAAAGAACTGAATTTTCTTCAATGAATGTTGTTTTTGAAGGAACATTGCGACCAGAACAAGAAGAAATCAAAAAGGAAGCTATAACACAATTATCAAAATCTGGTTCTATAATAATAAGTTTATATACTGGTGGTGGAAAGACAATAACATCAATTAATTTAGCGTGTGATATAAAATTGAAAACTTTAATAATTGTTAATAAAATAGTTTTATTAAATCAATGGGAAGAATCATTAAAAAAGTTTTGTCCATCATCATCGATATTAAAGTTAGTTCCAAAAGCGAAAATGAAAGAGCATGATTTTTGTATTGTAAATGCAATCAATATACCGAAGAAGTCACGAGATTTTTTCAAAGATTATGGTTTAGTTATATGTGATGAAGTTCATTTAATAATGGCTGAATCATTATCTAAGTGTCTTTTAAGTATACAACCTAGATATTTAATTGGATTAAGTGCTACTCCATATAGAACAGATGGATTAGACCCATTATTAGACTTTTATTTTGGAGAATATAAAATAATAAGATTATTAGAACGAGAGCATACAGTCTATAAAGTTAAAACAGGATTCTTACCAACAGTTGAATTAACAGAGAATGGTAAAGTGAATTGGAATGTATTAATTACATCACAAGCTTTAAGTAATGAAAGAAATGAATTAATAATAAGAATAGCGAAACATTTTAATAAAAGAAATATATTAATTATGTCGAAGAGAATAGAACAAGCAAAGTATATTTTCTCAAGATTAGAAGAAGAGGGTGAAAGTGTAACAAATCTCATAGGTAAGAAACAGGAGTATGATAAGGACGCACGTATATTGGTAGCAGTAGCAAGTAAAACGGGAACAGGATTTGATCATCCAAAAATGGATTGTTTAATATTAGCAAGTGATTTAGAGAATTATTTTATTCAAGTGCTTGGTAGAGTGTTGAGAACACAAGATGTAAAGCCAATAATATTTGATTTACTAGATGAAAATAGAATATTAGATAAACATTTTAAAACTCGAAATGAAACATATAAAAAAGTTGGAGGAAAAGTTATAGATTTTAATAAATTGTTTTCTGAATTATTAAATTGAAAAATAAATATATTAAATTCTAATATTTTATAAATGTTAGAATTATATACAGATGGATCATGTGTAAAAAATCCGGATGGTCCAGGAGGATGGGCAGTCGTATTGATAGATGATGATAAATATGAATGGTATTTGAGTGATGGTGAGGAGAAAACTACAAATAATAGAATGGAATTAAGAGCAGTAATTGAAGGAATAAAACTAATAAACGATGGAAGTGTTTGTAAGATATATACAGATAGTAAATTAGTAATTAACTGTGCGATGGGTTTATGGAAAAGGAAAGCAAATATAGATATGTGGGAAGAATATGATAAAATAGTAAAAAATAAAATAATTAATTATGAGTGGGTAAAAGGACATAGTGGAAATTATTATAATGAAAAAGTAGATAAATTAGCATTAGAAGAAGCGAGAAAATTTTATTTAAAAAAAGAAAACTAATATAAAGTAAATGAATGAAGAAGAAGAAAATGAAATTGATGAAATTAATGTTGGAAATGATATAATAAGTAATGTATTCGAGGATGTATTAGATGCATTTCTTGAAGAATATCTAAATCGTTCAAGATTTAATGTATCTTTAACGGGTATAGTTACTGGTTTTACAAGTAGAACACCGTCTTTTACAGGTTTTATAAATAATTATGATTCGGATACATATAATTCGGATTTAGATATATATGATACAATATATAATTATACTTATTCTAGAAATAGATATAATTTTTATTATGATTATTTAATGAATACTGATGATGAGATGAATCAAGTATTACAGCAAAGTTTAAATGAACAACCAACTTTAGAGAAAACAGATCATATTATAAATATTCCATTTCAAGAATATAAAAATGTTAAAAATAATGATAATAAAAATTGTTGTATATGTTTAGTAGATTTTGAAGATGATTCAAAGATTTCAATATTACCGAAATGTAATCATATTTTTCATAATGATTGTATAATCGAATGGGGTAAATACAAAACATCATGTCCTGTTTGTAGAAATACATGTATTGAAGAAGAAGAAAAAAAAGAATAAAAATTATTTAATATAATAAAATATGTTTAAATTATTTTTTAAAATAAAAGAATTATGGGAAGAATATAATTTTGAGATTGTTTTAGTTTTATTAATATTATTCTTTCTTTTTCTTTTTATTTACAGAAAAATAAAAGGCGAACAAGGTTCATGGTCTGATTCTTTTTTTTATGATTATTCAGTTTTTAATAAAAAAAAAATATATCAAGAGCCAGATGAATCAAAACCAGTAAGAAAAGATAGTAAAGGAGAAGTAGAATGTCGAAGAGTGTTAGAAAAAATATTTAAAAGATCATTTAAAAAAGCACGACCAAATTTTTTACGAAATGAGATAAATGGTGGTCATAATCTTGAATTAGACTGTTTTAATGAAGAATTATCTTTAGCATTGGAATATGATGGTCAAGCACATTTTAAATATATACCATTCTTTCATAAAAACAAAGAACATTTCTTAAATCAGCAGTATAGAGATGAATTAAAAAATAGAATGTGTAAAGATAATGGAATTCATCTAATTAGAGTGCCATATACAGTTAAATTAGAAGATATAGAGAAATATATAATCGAAGAAATAAAAAAAGCTGGATATTATAGAGATAGAAATTAATTTTTAATTCTATTTGAATTAAAAATTTAAAGAATGATTAAAACATTAATAAAATGAAAAAATCTACTGATAAACCGTCACTATGGAATAATGATATGGTAAATAACGCACTTAAATCAATGTCTCCAAAAGATTTACAACATTATAAGAAATTAGGGGAAAGTTTATATAAAGATTTAGATTTTGAGACATCCAAAGTTAAAAACGATGCTAATCTACCACCTTTTATGACAGATGCTATCGCATATCTTGTAGAAACACTTAAATCTGGATTACATCCAAGCATGTTAGAACCAGAAGATAAAAAACTATTAGAAGAAGTATATGGAGATGAATGGTATAAGAAATGGGGTTATGTTGAAGGAGATTTGACAGATATCGTAACAATTAAAATGGAATAAATTATTTCTTTTTAGAGTTCCATTTCTTTGCAATTAATTTAAATATTTCATTTCTTTCAATATTTTTCTTTTTATATTTAGGATATTCCTTTTTTACATATTTTTGATAAGGATTAAGCGATTTTTTATTAAATTTTAGACCCATATCAAGAAATGGTGATTTACATTTACTTTTACATCTAGATTTCTTACAACTTCTTAAACATTTTTTATAAGCTTTCTCATACATCTTCAATTTCAATGCTGTAGATGACATACTTTACTTATAAAAAATATAATTTATTTTTTTCTTAAATTCTTCCACTCCATATTTGCTCTTGTATATACTTGTTTTTGTGATAATTTAGGATTATCTTTTAAAATTTCAACTGATTTCATTTCAATAAACTTTTTCTTAGTCAACATTTCATTCATAGTTTGTTGGCTTGGTTGATTCTGATGATTTGGTTGTGAAGGATTATTCAATGCATATTGTGGTACAATACCACCTCGTTGCATCATTTCCTCTGCTTCTTTTTCCTCGTAAAATTTCAAGTTTCTTTCGTCAATATCTGTATTATATTTAGAATTTGAAGCTTTGGCATAATTAATTGCATTAATACATGCAGTTTTTCCGTCTGCGATTTGTCCTATATAATATCCAACAATTCCCATTAAATGCCATCTCTTATAATCGTAATCATGTCGATTAACAAATAATATTGCATCATGTGGATAATGAAGACTACATGCAAGTTTTAAGAATGTATATGCCATAACCCACATTTTTATCTGAATATAATGAATTGCCATATATAATAATGGTTCTACCCGATGTGAATGTTCAAATGCTTTAATATAATAAGTCATTGAATCATGCCATTCTTGTCCTAATTTTTGTGTCAATTCACCAGAACGCAGTAAAGCATGAAATCTCTCTTCCTGAAATCCTTCTAATGTCGCTCTTATTTTATAATAATAAAGAGATTCTTCATTTTCATGTAAACAAGAACATGTTTGTGCAAGATAAAACACAGTTCTCGGTTCAGTTGGATCTTTTAAATATTCATTATATAAAAGTTCTTTATCTCTGATGAAACGTTTTCCTGACTTATCATCATCTTGTGTTCTATCCTGATAAAGAATTGCGGTATCAGGTAGTTTAACTATTTGTGCTTCATTTTCTAATTCTGTTTTTATATACTCATGAACAACTCCATGATATCTCCATTTATGATGGGCCTTGATAAAACGAACATTATAATATTTATCATGTTGTCCAGACCACCATTCCTGAACCATTAAGAATCCAGATGATTTATTATCTTTGTATTCTTCTGCAAATCTTCTCAAATTATCCCCGCCTCTTAATTCATCGTTTGTATCCATCAATAAAATATAATCAATGTCTTCAAAGGAGTCAGCGAATTCAAGTGATACATTTCTAGAAGTTGAAAAATCAACAAAAGTTCCCTCTTTTAATCTTAAAGGAATATTATATTTTTCACTGAAATCTTTACATATTTGTATTGTATTATCTGTAGAACCAGTGTCAAAGATAACTAAAGAATCAGCAAAATCTTTAACACTCTCAAGAGAGATGTTTAAACGCTTCTTTTCATTCTTTACCATTAATAGCACTGCAATATGAACCATTTTATTAATTATATTTTGTTTTCTTAAATACTATTTTTTAATTTTATTAATTTATAAAATATAATTTATAAAATAAATGAAACTAGTATCTTATTATCAAACAAATACAAATATAGGTGATATGTTACAAACAATAACATTAAAAAATTTTATTGAATCTAAATATCCATTAATAAAAATAGATGGATATTGTAATAGGCAAAATTTAGAAGAAAATATGATAATAAATGGTTGGCATCGTAATAAAACCGAGACATTACCGCATCACAAAGTTATATATGTAGGAATACATACAGATTATAATATGATTAAAGATATAAAAATAAATACATTATTTGGTTGTAGAGATGTATTTACAATGAAAGAGGTATTAAAATATAAAGATAAATATAAAGCAATATTTTCGGGTTGTTCAACGATTACGATTCCTGAATATAATGGCAATAGAATTGGTAAAAAAGAATATTTACATTCAGATAATAAAGAATCATTAACGTTAGATGAACAAATAAAAAAAATAGATGAATTAATAGATGATTTGAAAACAAAAGAATTAGTAATAACAGATAGATTACATATTGCTATTCCATGTATAGCATTAGGAACACCAGTCATTCTTAATCCACGAAAATTTCAAAAAGAACGATATACAATATTTGATTATTTTCCAGAATTTCCTGGTTTTGGTAAAGTTATTACAAAAGAATGTGGTTTGCGTGATAATATGTTAAAAACATTTGAGAATGCTTTTGAAACAATTTTTGAAAATTTATTAATTTAAAATAAAAAAATAAAATACAAAATATGTTTTATTTTATATTATTTAGAATTTTGTTATTATCTTTTGCTCATAATTTTAAAAATTGTTTTGACAATATTTCAAGTATTAAATCAATAACAGTAGATCCAGATCCGCCTTTAGTTAATAATGGTAATAATTTAATTATATATGGTGTTATAAAAGACAAAATAGTGAATTCTGGTAATATATATGTTCAAATATATTATTTAAATAGTTCAATATACAATATTACTTATGATCTATGTAGTTTAACAAAATGTCCAATTAGTAAAGATTATGTTATTTTATATAATGTTAATATTCCATCTTATGCGCCTATTGGCAATTATAATATAAAATTAAATATTACAAATATAGATTGTGTTAATTTGGATGTTTATGTTATAGATAAAACAATGATAAAATGAATAATTATTAATACATTTTTTTTGTATTAATAATAAAATTTATAATATATATTTTTAACCAATAATTTTAACAAGTACTTTCTTACTTGTCAAAAGAGATGTATACTCTTTAAATTCAGGTTTAACAGACTCACGAGACATATTATTTTTCTCGACGATTCTCTTTCTAATCATTCTATTAATATTTGTTGCTGGTTGTTGATTAAGAACTTCCATTACTTTATTAATATTAATCTTGTTTTCAAGTCTATTTAATAAATGCCAAGTATGACATTCACGTATTACTTGAAACTCTTCGACTGGTACTGTAACATAATTCTTCTTGATAAATCGTTCAATATAAGATGTTGTAATATCATTTGCGATTGAAAAAATGTAATTTTCATATTCAGCAAATGCATCATGGAAATCTGGGTAAAGAAAGTGCAACATTTCATTATACTTTTTATTCATTCTAACTTGTAGATATCTAAATTTAATACTTGGTTCATTACCACGAACCTTGTACAAATTATGATATTCTTCGTTGAAGATTTTATATTGTAAATTATCTGGAGCAAATACGATTATACCTTGAAAATGATTGTAATTCATATATTGAACACATTTATACAAATCATCTATATTTTCAAAATTGTACCTCTTTGGATATGGAAGACAAATATCATCAGTCATATCAAGTTCCATATTAATAAAAGTACCAACATGAAAGAATGATGGATTATCAGGTGCTAAACTGACAATTCGATTTTCTTGATTATTGAGAAGTAAGAACATATATTGTTTATTTGTGTCCAAAACAGTTTGGAATCGTTCGATGATATCATCATCACTGTCAGGATCATAAGAAAAGGTAGATCTGAATTTTTCATTAGAATTATATTCTATTTCTAATGCCTTTTTGAAAAAGGATCCAAATGATTCCTTAGATGCCCATTTACTCTTGAACGCATCAAATTTTCTGTTTGTAGAAAGGAACCATTTTCCATTATAATGGAACATTCTAATAAGAGAACCTTCGTATGCTTCATAAAAGGAACACTTGTCAAAAATAGGAACAATCTTTTCATTAATTTCTGTTTGATTATCTTCCTCGGTAAATTCAATCGTATAAGGAAAACCTTTCATAACCAATTTATCATTGTGAAAGACAACACCTCTGCATTGTTTTCTAATATCAGAATCAGACGGTTCGCAATGAATATAACAAAACAAATCAAGTCCGGTCGACTCATCCTTATCAACATGCTTGATAACTTTATTTAGCAACTCAATATTCTTGCGATTAAATTCCATCGAATATTCATCAATAGAAGGAATATCATTAATAGAAGTAGAAATCTCTGACTCCATAATATCTTGAGAATTAGTATTTGAGGACATTGTACTTTTGTATATAAAAGTTATTTTCTTAAATCAATTTTAAATTTTATTAATTTTTATTTTATTTTTATTTAATAAAAATGAGTTATTTAAAAAAAAGAAGAGAATCAAGTTTAAAAAAAAAGAAAAGAAGATCGTTAAAAAAAGAGAATATTATAAAAAAAAGAGAATCTAGTATAAAAAAAAAGAAAAGATCTTTAAAAACAAAAAGAAGATCTCCTAAAAAAAAAGTTAATGATGGAACTAAAGATTCGATTAAAAAAAGGAAAAGAGATGAAACTGAAAACCCAAAAAAAGTTAAAGAAATATTAACTGAAGATGAACGAAAAAAACTGATTGAAATATATGAAAAACAAAATTATTACGATAAAAAAAAAATTGAAAAAGTTCTATCGGAATTCAATGCGTATAGAACTAGTAACAAAAAAGAGGAAATAAATAAAAAAAGATTAAGATCATATCTTGATACAGCATTAACATGGACTCCTAAAAAAAACACACCTGAATTTAATGTATTTTATAAAAAATTAACTAAAATAATATTGGAAATGATAAGGAATGGGCATAAATTCGATGATATTTTTAGTATAAAACCATCTTATATATCATCTGAATATAATAAAGATGTTAAAAAAAACAAGAAAATTAGTTTTCAAACCGCTAGAAACTATTTTTATCCTATGAGGGATAGAATAATTGAAATAATAAAAACACCAAAAGATAGAGAAATATTTTATAAAGGATTAAAAGATGATGAATATTTAAAAAATAAAATCAATCAACTTTTTATTATTGAATCTCACTTTAATAATAAACTAAAAGAAAAAAAAATCGAATTTAACAAAAAAAAAAGAAAAGTAGAGGATGAAGAGATTGATTTCGATAATCTTGGCAAATTATTTTCAAAAGAAGAAGATCATGAATTTGATGTTAGTTTAGATGATTTATTTAAGGATGAAATAGATGATGAAGAATTTAATGATGAAGAATTTAATGCATATTTAAATAACATATCGCCATTGAAATCAACTCCTTTAGAAGAAACAGAAGAAGAAAAAAGTACCTTTAGTAAAATGTTAGATTTTTTCAAATAATTTTCAAATTAAATTGATTTTTTAAAATACATAATTATGAAAAATGTATATACAACACGAAATGAGCAAATCGATTTTAGACAAACCTGAAAATTCTCTGTCGATAAAAGATATGAAAAATTTCCTTCAATCTATAGGTAGTTATCATTCATTTAAGAGTAAAGAAGAGTATCTAGAGAGAATGGCTGTTTACCGAAACAACGTGAATTTTACTTGGAGGGATGATCAAAGACAAATTTTAAAAGAATTTTTAAAATTTGGTTATAAAAATTTCGTTGTTCACGCGTTATTCGGATCGGGGAAAACTTGTACATTGTTAGGTGTTTTAATACACGGCATAATTGAACGATTATTCAAACCAGAAGAAGTTTTGTTCATATCTTACAATGTATCTATAAAAAATGAAATTAAAAGAAAATTGAAAAAATATGGCATTGGACACAAGGTAAAAGTTCGAACATTTGATAGCATTGTATATGAAATATCGAAAATAGGTGAGTATCCATATATTGACTTACCTAACTTTGAAGGTAAGAGGAAGTTTGTTCTTGAACTTGTATACAACATTGAATTTACATATAAACCAGAATTTCAGCCAAAAATAATAATTATAGATGAGTGTCAAGATTTAGAAAAAAATACGTTAGCGATACTCCAGCATTTTTATCCAGATTCGAAATTCGTTTTTGCTGGTGATATATTTCAGAGTATACAAAAAGAGACACGAGAAAGTTTGTTATGGCATTTTATGACCAATGAGTCGGCTGATACTTTCAAAATATATATGTCTGATACACCAAGAGTTCCAAATACAACACTAACGACGATAAAAAACGCGTTGAAAATTCATTATCCTGAATTCAAAGATAAGATAACTAACTGGACGTCGAGTAATACAATATCGGATGCTGATATAGAATGGCATAAACTAAAATCATACAAAGATATATTTGAAGAGTTAAAAACTTTCTTGAGTAATCACACTCCGGAGGAAGCGATGATACTTACTTTTTCATCAGCTATAACTGTAAATGGGTCAATGGGTGATATAGCTAGATTCAGACGTTATTTTTCTGAAAATGGTATTGATGTTAATACAAATCACAAGAAAATGGATCCTAGTAAGTATTTTCTAACAACAGCTAACTCGTCGAAAGGTTTAGAGAGAGATTATGTAATATGTTTTCTAACATTTCCTCTTGAGAGAGCATTTGTTCATCTAAGCGATGATATGGTTGTGAATCTAATAACAGTTGCTCTCACAAGAGCAAAAAAGAAAGTTATTATGTTTGTTCCAGCATATGAAGACAAGTATAGTAAAGCATTAGGATTATTTGAATCGTGTCCAAAACCTAGTTTATCTAAAATAAGAGAAGGCAAAATGCTTTCAGAGTTTAAGTTTCAAGATTACTTAGACATGGAGCATTGTGTGACTGAATTAATACGTGCATCAGTAATCAAATATGATACACGTATTGATATTAGGAAGAATATAAAAATGTATAATTTTTCTAAAATATTTGATGAAGATATCAGTTACAAAACGGCTCCAATCATTACGGAGGAAGATAAAGCGTTTGTAGGTATTTTGATTGAAAACCTAATAACATCAACTTGGGTAAATAGATGGCCGCATGAGCCAAGTTGTGATGTTTTAGAAAACCCAATGTATATTCATGTAATCAAACGAATTAGTTCATCGATTAAGAAATATAAGAATTATTCGTCGTCAAACATTTTTAATGATAGTAATCAGTTTGACGGAATACTATTATATTCTCAAATACATATTGCGTTGTCAAATAAAATATTTATTACTTTGACTGATAGTTTGAGAAACAATCTGAAATCTTACTGGGTCAGGTTGAAACCAAAAGTGTTGACGATGAAACCTCGTGAAGAAAAGTTGAAAATTCAATGTAATCTAAAAATGCCATGGTTAACTGGTGTAGCAGATGCATGTTCTATAGATGATGATGAAAAAACAACTTCATTATATGAAATCAAAGCATCGAGCGATCCTGATTGGAAAGATAATGCTTCAGTTCAAGTTTTCTGTTATGCTTTGATGTGTGGAAAGACTTGGAGTCGATTACATTTATTCAATCCATTTAGAAATGAGAAAGTATCTTATTATTTTGATAGTAAATCAATATTATCATTGAGAATGAACATTATTCAAGATATTTTGATATGGAATATCAATTGTATGATGGCAAAACTTTATCCAAATACAAAAGATAATGATGTTTTGAATGTCCAAGATACAATGTTTATTCATATACTAAAGAATGAAAAAGGACAAGTAAAGCAAGTATCAATTGTCAATATGATATCACCAATAAAATGTGAGTTTGTATATAATAAATATGTATCATCTGGAGAAAAGAAAACTAAAAATATGGAAAAGATAGATAGATTTGCTTGTGAGTCATCTTTAACATCTGAAGATATAATCAAAGAAGTAAATATCATATTGAATTCTGAGATGAATAAAAAGAAAGTTATTTGGTCATTAGATGATCATTCAGATATTATAGATAAAAAATTCAATACAATAAAGAATGAATATGAAATAAATAATATAGAAGAGATAATTAAGAGATTAAATTATAAGAAAAATGAAAATTTATTATATGAGTTGAATTCATCTGATAGTTTTTATTGTCTGATATTATGTATAACTTTTTTGTTTCTGGATAAACATTTTGTATAAATTTATTAAAATATATATGTATTTTTGTTACATATATATTTTCTAAATTGGTATTGTATGAATAAAATGTAATTAAAGAAATAATTATTTTATTATATAAATGACAACAACATCAAGTTTCCAAATAAAGCCAGATTTTTATACTACAGAAGACGATTGTAAAAATAATTCAAAAAATACATTACAAACGAACAAAAGGTATAAAAATTTTAATCAAACACATTTTACAGCTGGCGATGAAGAGCAATTTAATGATTATAGAGATGAAACAAATGGTTGCGATAAATATATAAATATAGAAAATAATATATTTATTAATCAAAATTTTGCAATATGGTCTGGATATCATAATTTGGAAACAACATGTGTGTTAAATACTTTTAAATATATATTTAACAAATTTAAAAAAGGAATATATGTAAAAATTTTAAATAATGAAATAAAAGTATTTCTTCCATTTTCAAATTCTAATTTTATTAATGAATGGAGTCATTTGATTAAATATGACAAAAAAATATTTAAAAAAGTATCAGAAATTGAAGGTCGTATATTTAATGAAAAGAAAGTGAATGACTTTGTTAATACATGGTATGCAAATAATTGTTTATTAAGATATGAATTTCCTATAAATGAAGGTGATACTAATGTTTCATGTATTAAAAATATGTTAGAAGAATTATGTAAAAATAGAAATATACCAGATATAGAATTCTATGTTAATAGAAGAGATTTCCCTATATTAACAACAAAATATTCGGAACCTTATTATGATATATGGGGTTCTGATAACGTACCACTTGTATCACATAAATATGATAATTATTTACCAATTTTTTCAATGTCTAAAACAAGTAATTATGCTGATATATTATTTCCAACACATGAAGATTGGGCAAATGTTCAAATAAAAGAAAATAAATTTTTTACAAATTCTAGAGTTCATTTACATAGTAATGCAAATCACAATATAAAATGGAAAGATAAAAAAAATATAGCCGTTTTTAGAGGTAGTTCAACAGGTTCAGGATTAACAATCGATAATAATCAACGTTTACATATATCATATCTTTCTTCATTAAATAAAATAGATAATGATGATGGAAATTACTATTTAGATGCAGGTATAACAAAATGGAATACAAGAATAAAAAAATTAAAAGATAAAAACGAATTACAAATTATCGATATTGATTCTTTACCATTTTCTTTAGTACCTCAATTATGTTATGACAAACAATTAGAATATAAATATATAATACATATTGATGGACATGTATCTGCTTTTAGATTATCTTATCAATTAGGAATGAATTCTCTAATACTTTTAGTTGAATCTGATTGGAAATTATGGTATATGCATTTATTAAAACCATATGTTCATTATATACCAATAAAAAGAGATTTATCTGATATTTATACACAAATAAAATGGTGTAAGATTAATGATACGAAATGTCAAGAAATTGTAAATAATGCAAATGAATTTTATAAAAAATATTTAGATAAAAACGGTATTTTAGATTATTTACAAAAACTTTTAATTGATGTTAAAGAACAAACAGGTACATATTATTATAATTGTAAGTCAATATTATCTTTACAACAAGAAGAACAATTAAATATACTTCAAATATATAAAAATAAATATCCAAAAGATTCAGATGAAAAATGTTTAAATTCGATTCCAATACACATAGGGAGATGTTATGGATTATTAAAAGGAATACAATATATAATAAATTATTTAGGAATTGAACTTTATAAAGAAAATAAAGATAAAGTATTTGAGAATAATTCTGTTGAGATAAATAAATTAAAATTAAAAAATTATAATTTAATTTTAAAAGTTTCTAAAAATCAGAAAAAAGAAAAAGAAAATATTCATGAATCTTTTATTGGTATAACATGTATTAATAAAATTTTAAAAAATATACCTAATTTTTGTTTTATTTATGCTCTTGATAATGATAATTCTGTCATTTCAGAATATATTCGCGGTGAGAGATTATTTGAATATATAAAAAGTGATAAATTCTCATTGAAAATATATATTAATGTTTTGTATCAATTGTGTTTAGCATTACAAGTTGCTCAAAATGAATGTTGTTTTGTCCATTATGATCTAACTCCGTGGAATATTATTATACAATTTTTAGATGAAGAAGTTGATATTGAATATCAAATAGATTATAATAAAATTATTAAAATAAGAACAAATGTTGTTCCAATTATTATAGATTATGGTAAATCACATGTAATCTATAAAAACAAGCATTATGGTTTTGTAAATATGTATAAATTTTCAACAAGTCATGATATTATTTCTTTTATATTAACTTCTATTTATCAAATCATTATTGAACAAAATGTTGTTAAAGAAGATTTTAGTACTATATTATACATATCGAACTTTCTAAGTGGTACTAAATATTATAATAAACATTTTAATAATGCAAAAGATGTTAAAATGTTCTTTAGAAATGCTAAAAAGTATTCTAATTTATTATATAATGATAAATATGAATTAGAATATAAAACACCTATGGATTTATTTTATTATCTACAAAAACGCATTAATTATGTAAAAATCAATTATTTATATTCTTATTCATCCTTTATGAACAAAAGTTATCCATATCAAATATTTCATTATATACTATCTAAAAATAACAATGAACAAATGAATTCTTTTATAAAATCTTTAAAAAGAATAAAAAAAATTAAAATAAATATTTCAATTAAACTTTTTTATATAAATTTAATTACTAATGATATAATTTCTTATGGATTCTTTAATTCAGATATAAAAAATTTAATACATAAAATACTTAAATATTTATCTAATAATATTGATAGAAGTACTAAAAAAGAAATCAAATATAAAGATAAATATGATAATGATTTCGTAATAAATTTTGATGAAAACATATTTTTAGAACCATATAAATTAAAAGAATTGTTAAATGTTTATTCAAAATATGACATTAAAAAAATGATAAAAAAACTAAATAACTTAGTTGATAACAATCACAATAAAATAACATTAAACAATTCAATAGCTAATATTAAAACACTATTTTCAACTACAGAAACATTATATTTTCATAATATAAAAAATATAAACAAAGAAATCTATAAATATATATATAATTTTGTATGTAAAATAAATAATAACGTTTAAATAATTATTAATTATATTTTTTTTGTTTATTTTTCTTTCTATACAATAAATAAAATGGATGAAAAAATGTTAATTCTTCTAGGTCTTGGAGCAATTGGATACTTAGCCGCTACTAATTTAAATAATGATGACGATGATGATTGCCATGAAAATCGTCATAGAGGTTATGGTTATAATGAAAGTTTTGTTAATCCTTCTCCTCCTTCTCCTCCGTCTATTCCTCATGAACAATATTTCCCAACATCTGGTGTATCTAATAATAATCCTAGTGTTTCTTACCAAAATTATCCTTCTATGGATGTATCTCATAATTCTAATGTATCACCATTAAGTTATGGACAAATGGTTCAAGAAAATTTTGTACAAAATGATTATATCAATGTTGATAGTATAAATAAAAATCCTAATCAAATTCCTGTTTATAATGAACAATCAGGTAATGTTGGATTACCAGTTTCTGATATGACTGATATGAGTGCTGGTGATAACAATAAATATATTTATGATAGAACTATTGGTACTATCGGTTTTACTTCTACAAAAATTGGTGGTAGACGTAGAGGACAAGCTGACTATGTCAGAGGAGATTTAGCTATTGTTCCTGATAGATCATCTTGGTTCCAAGTATCCTCTAATCCTAGTGAAAGTTTAATGAAAGGTGCATTGAGAAATGAAAATGCTCTTTCATCAAGACCTCGTTCACCATCATCACCTGTTAGTAAAAGAGGTAGTACTAAATCAAGTACTAAATCAAGTGGTAAAGGTAAAATGCAAGCTATGAGAACTGTTGCTAGAGATGGACAAGTCCTTGGTGAATGTGATGATGAAAAGCCTGATTATTTAGATTGTATTTATGATAGTTATAAAAAGAAAGGTCTATCTCCCACATATGATGAACTTATGGAATATGATAGATTACAAAAAGAAACTTATGCTAAAAGAAATGGTGGTTTAGGACAAGCATTGAATCAAATGTAAACACTTATGTAATTTTTTAAACTAAAAGTTTAAAAAAAAATAATATTAATTATACATTCAAATCATTTGATTGAGTTACACGATGATTTAACAATGATAATGCATCATATACATCATTTGACATGATTGTCTTTGTATTATGTTCAGAATTTACGGCTATAACGGCTTTAATTACATCCGTTAACTTATTTTCCATAATATTTCGTATCATATCGTGGCAATCATCTGATAAACTCTTTACTCCAGCGCGTCGTGATAATTTTGTAATCGATGGTTTTGTTATATCCATTTTTTATATATTATTCATCTTACTTTAAATTAGTTTTATTTTTGTATTTTAAAAAATTATTTTCGAAATTTAAATTTAAAAGATTGACTTTTTATTTCTAAAATGGATGAACAACAACAAAAAACTAATATCGTCGCTAAAAAGAAAACTCATTTCTTTGAAACTTATATCTCCAAACTCTTAAAAAACATTGCTCCGCAAAACGGAATTACATCTAATGCAAAACAACAACTTAACAGTTTTCTATGTTTCTTTCTAAAAACTATCGCATCTACTATCAATGATCTTACTATTATCGCTAAAAAGAAAACTATTTCTACTAAAGAAGTTGAAAACTCATTAAACATTATTCTTTTAGGTGAACTACGTAATTTGTGTATTAATGAAGGTAAGAAAGCATGTGATAGTTTCTCATCACATGATAATAAAGGTAGTAAACAAACACGTGCTAATATTGTATTTCCTCCTTCCATGATTGAAAAATTTTTGAGAAATTTTGGTTATTCAAAGATTATGGTTGCTAATCTTGCTCCTGTATATTTAGCATCAGTTTTAGAGTTTATTACACATGAAATTCTTGATATTAGTGTAAATTATTGTAATCAGGGTAAACATGTTAGAATCACTGTTAGAGATATGGAATTAGCTGTTAGAAATGATGTAGAATTACACGCTCTTTTTAAGAAATTGAATATTTCATTTCTCGGTGGAGGTGTTGTACCTTTTATTCATTCTTCATTATTAGCAAAGAAGAACAAAAAGAAGGTTGTTCCAAAGAAGGATACACATAGATATAGATATGGTACAATGGCGCTAAAAAATATTAAAAAGCAACAAAAACAAAGTGATTCATTAGTTCTTTCTAAATCTCCTTTTGAAAAATTAGTTAGACAAATTATTAAAAATAATTTAGATGATAATGTAAAGATTAGTAAAGATGTTTTTACAATTCTTCAATACTTTATTGAACAATATATTATTGATATTCTTTATCATTCTAATTATTTAACAATTCATGCTGGTAGAGTTAAACTTCTTCCAGTTGATATTCAATTATATAATTCTTTCCAGAATCATAATAATATTAGTTCTCTTAATAAAAATCCTTATATTACAAATGAGATTGTCAATCTTTTGTCAATAGATAGTAATAATGATAATGAAAATGAGATTTAAAAAAATAAATTTTTTAATTAAAAATGTCTTCAATTAAAGATAAACTTGGATACGTACCATCTCATAATATGACTGGAAAGTATGCTATTTTAATGGAAACTTCAGGTGAGGAAAATGAAAGTTGGTATTATTTTATCAAATATGAGGGGAATGAAGAGAATCTAAAGGATTTACAATCTCAATTCGAAAAAATCAAATTTTATATTATTGATGAATTGAGTACATTTGATCTAGAATTAGAATATTTGGTTTCTGCACAAACAGCAAAAGAAATGACCAAAGTAGATTTGAATCATTCATCTTTTCATCGTAAATTTGATGGAGTTTTACAAAAAATTGATTTTGATTTTAAAAAGAAGGATGGAAATGAGACTAAAATTTGTAAAGTTTTTGATATTCTTGGAATGGGACAAATTGAAAATTTTATTGACGATGAAGATTTGGATGAAGAAGATCTTGCTTCTGATATTAATACTGAAAATGAATCTATAAGTGATGAAGAAGATGATACAAGTGATGAAGATACATGTAGTAGTGAAGATGAACTTAGTGATGATAAAAAGGATTCTGCTAAAACAGATTTGAAAGCAATTCTTAAAGAAAAATTAAAAAATAAAAAATAATTTAATTTTATAAAATAATTTATAAAATAAATACAATTATGCCTAATAATAAAAAAATTCAAAAGAAAAAAAGTGTTGATGGAAATAAAAAAATTCCTGTTAATTTTAGATTCAAAAATTATGAAAATAAAGAAAAAGAATTTTCAAAAATTTTAAAAGAAATAAAAAATTTTATAAAAAAATAAATATTATTTATTATAAATAAAAATGACTTTAGAAGAAGATAAGAATGAAATTATTCAAGGTATACAACAATTAAAAACGAGAATTAACGATTTAGAAACAGAAAATTCTAGATTAGAGAATGTTAATGATAGTATACAAGGTAATTTAGACAAATCTTTAAATGAAGCTAGTACATTAAGAGCAAATAGTATGAATTGTGATACTATTTTAGCTGAAATCAAAGAATCTTTGAAAGTTTCAGATGGTGGGAAGAAACGTTCAAAGAAACGTTCAAAAAAACGTTCAAAAAAGCGTTCAAAGAAGCGTTCAAAGAAGCGTTCAAAAAATCGTTCAAAGAAAATGTAATTTTATTTTTAAACTAAAAATTATAAAATTATAAGTTTAAAAATATTTATATTAAATAAAAAAATGGATAAAGAAATAAACGACTTAATAAAAAATTTTAAAAATATAATAAAAGATTCAGGAATTAATACAGACGATATATATAATGATTATTTTAAAAATTTCAATGAAACTAGCATTAAAAATAAAAAAAATAAAATCATAACATATATAAATTATATAAATACACTCATAAGAGAGTCAAAAGGAAAGGTAAGAACTTTAATAAGATTGAAAGGTCTATCGAATAAAGATTATAATGTTAATATAATTGATGATAATAAAATATCAATTTTATGCGAAACTGATAAGATTCCTAGTATTTACGGTCCTTTTAAAAAAATATATGATAACGAAATAACAAATAAAACATTATTTAAAGATCCTGAAATTGTAGAAATCATTAGACTTTTAATGAACGGTATATCTACATTATTATTTTCTTATGGTCTTTCAGGTTCTGGTAAAACTTTTACATTATTTGGTAATAAAGATAGCATTGGAATTGTTCAATATATTATCTCTCAATTAATAGAAAATGGATATAAAATAAAAGTTAATTCAATTAAAGAAGAATATATTAATGAATTTGTAATTGATATTAATAATATTAATAATTTAAAAACATTATCAGGTAAAATAATTAAAAATAATGAAGAAATAGATAAAGATATAAATAATGATAATGATATTGATGAATTATTAGAAATCATAAATAAAAAAAGGAAAAATGTTAAATTATCTGAAAATAAAAGAATAAAATCAACTCCAAATAATAAAGAATCAAGTCGTTCTCATTTATATATAACATTTGAAGTAAAAAAAGATACAAATATCTCTTATTTTACTATAATTGATTGTGCTGGTAGAGAAACACCAAAAGAAATTTTTGATAGTTATTTTAATTTTGAAAGAACTACGAATACACCAGGATATTTTTTATTTGATGAGAGTACTGATTATACTAAAATATTAAAAAATAAAAGTGAAAATATTCCAAATATAAAAAAAATAATAAAAGAAGGGTATTATATTAATGAATCATTAAATCATCTGATTTTTTTTATAAATAAACAAATAGATAAAGATTATATATTAAATAATAAACAAATTCAAAAAAACATATCAAATCAATATATACCAGAAAAATATTTCGAAAATCCATCGAAATATTATGATTTATCTATAAAGTCATTACTAAATACAAATATTCAAACTATTCCTATTTTAAATGAGATTTATAGCAAAACAGGTTCATCAAAAATCAATCCTAAACTAATCATGTTTTGTAATCTAAGACTTGATAATAACAAATGTATTAATACTAAAAAAACACTTGATTTTGCTCAACAAATAAAAAGTACTTAACAATTTTTATAAAAAATTTTTATAAAAATTAATACATTTTTTTAATTTCATTACTAACATCGACGATAAGACCGCTATAATTTCTGATAAATTGAGTGAAAGAAATATTATCTTTTCTTTTTATTCTTTTTAATTCTTTGATAGTCATTCTTAGGAGTTCTTTTCTATCAATATCGGGATTAGAAAGTCTCAAATCGATCCAAAAACAACTCCAAACAGAACAAAATCCAACAATTTCTAATTTTTCTTTTTCTGCTTCTTGAATAGTTTGTAAATTTCTAGCAGGAGAGAAAGATAAAGGATGATAATAATTTTTTATAAATGAATCTCCTAAATTTTTTTTAAAAAGTTTTTCAATTTCTAAATCAAGATTTGGTGGATTTAAACATTTTTTATCATTTAATTTACCATATGGCTCAAAACGTTCTAAACTACATGTTTCTTTATCATAAAGTAACCAGTTTGCATGACCACTATCAACACAATTATATCCAAAAGGTAATACAACAAATCTTTTACTTTTACATTTCTTAAAATTATTCCAGAACTTTTTTTCAGGTTTAGGAACAGAAATATATCCTTTACCCTTTTTTCTTTCAATCCATCTTAATGAAACTTCTTTTTGATCATCAGGAATATGATTTATATTAGACGGAAGTAAAACACATGAATCATCATGTTCATGATCATTTTCATCAATAATTGTTACTTTTTTACTTGAATCTGATTTATATATATCATCTGCTAATATAACACATGCATTTGCGTGTTTATGAGATAAAAAATACATTACAATAACATTAAAATAAGCAGAACCAACAAAATCAGTTTTTTCTATATGTTTATAATTTTTTGGTAGTATAAAGTTTTGTAAATTAATAGAAGTTAAAGACATATCTTTTATATAAAATAAATATAAAAAATGTTTCAATTATTTATTTACATCATACTGATAATAACTTTAATAACAATAATTTTAGAATTATCAAAAAATTTAATAATATATAGAAAAGTTAATTTTAATGATATAGAAAATCATTATATATTGTTTAGAACAAATGATAATGTAAATGAAATGAAAAAATTAGATAAAATATATAAAATAAAAGAAAGAGAAGATATATAAAATTGAAAAAATAATTTTGGTAAAATGATAAAAATACAGTATCTAAATATAATGGAAAAAGCGTATGAAACATGTGTTGAGATGATTGAACATAGAGGATATATAATAATAGATCAAGATGATGAACGGATATTGGCGACTCGAGAGAATCGTATAACAAAAAAGGAAGAACAAATTTGTGTATTCATAACAAATACATCTAAATTTAATGTTGAGAGCATTCAAGAGTATATTTCAATGATGAAAAAGATGGATGTTTGGAATTGTATTATTGTATATAGGGATAGTGCGACACCAGTGGCAAAGAAAATAATAGAAGAAACTAAGGATATGAATATTGAGTTATTTACAGAAGATGAATTACAATATAACATAACAAAACATGTTTTAGTTCCAAAACATGAGATAGCATTTAAGAAAGGAACAGTCGGATGTGTAAACTTCAAGAAAAAATATACAGATAATATTCCAATTATTCTAAAATCAGATCCAGTGAGTAGATATTATGGATATGAAAAAGGAGATATAATTAAAATAACACGTAGAAACGGTTTTGTTGTGTTTAGAGTAGTTAAATAAAATAATTAAATTTTTATACTAAATAAAGTATAAAAAAAGTAGAAAAAATAAAATTGATTTTATAATTTTTATATTTAAAGAAATAACAGATAATAATAAATATAATGAACACAGAACTAATTTCGGCTAATAGCTATGATGTATCCAAGATGATATTTTCAGATCCTATTGAAGGAGCGATTCCTGATAGTACTATTAAGTACAAGAGAATCAACATTTCAACTCTGAATGATGATGGATCGGTTGGTGAGTTGGTCTTGCCAACCGAGAAGGTATATTCGTATGGTGTAAGTGAGAACATTAACATGAATAGTGGTAAGGTAGATGGTTATGTACTTCCTCTTGTCTTATTTAACAAGAATGGTGCTTCAGACGAAGAGAAGAATTTCGTTGATACATTTAATAACATTGTTGAAAAGTGTAAGGAGTATCTTCTTGAAAATAGAGAGGAACTTGGACAATATGAGTTAGAAAAGAATGACCTGAAGAAGTTAAATCCAATTTTCTATAAGAGAGATAAGGGTAAGATCGTAGATGGTTCACCACCTACATTGTATGCAAAGTTGATTGTCAAGAAGGACAAGAAGGATGGTAATAAGATTATTTCAGTATTTTTTGATGAAGATACTGGTGATAATGTAAATCCACTTGAATTATTGGGTAAGTCGTGTTATGCCAGAGCAGTAATCAAGTTTGAATCAATCTTTATTGGCAATAAGATATCTCTTCAAGTTAAGTTGTATGAAGCAGAGGTAAAGACAATTAATACAGGAATGAGACGTTTGCTACCAAGACCAACAGCTGATTCATCTGCATCAAGAGTTACAGTAAAGACGAGTGAAAAGCCAAAGCCATTGGATGATGACGACGATGATGATGTTGGTAGTTTAGTTGGTGGCGGAGATGATGACGAAGATGCCTCTCCTCCGGTTGAGGAGGTAAAGGAAGTAAAGAAGGCACCAGTAAAGAAGCCAATCATTAAGAAAGTAAAGGCTAAGGAGTAATTTCATTAAATAAATACATATTTTATTAATTTTTTAAACAAAAAAGTTTAAAAAATATTTTAGGAAAAAGATTCATGTGCTTCTTTTTCTTTAATTTTTCTTTGCATATATAAATCATCAAACATAAGTTTTAGAATTCGTTGTTTTTCTTCTAATACTTTTCTCTCAAGTTCGTACCATTCTTTAATTTCATCTAATTTGATTTTTAAAACTCTTTTACGGTTTTCTTTATCAATAATAGTTTCACGTATCTTATTATCATCTTCAAATAAAAGATAATTAGTATTCATTAATAATTGTTAAATTTAATTTTTTAAACTAAATTTTTTACAATAGAACCATAACCATGAGAAAAACAGTGAAAAAGTTCAGGATGATCGTTATAAATATGTGTAAGAATCTTCTGTTCAGTATTTAACCAATTATATTGAGATAAATATTTATCTATATATTTTCTATATAATTTAGCAAAAGAATTGACAATATTTTTATGAAGAATGAAATTTGTACCAGCAATATAATGATAATAATTATTATCATGAACTTTATATTTCTCAAATTCTGGATTATTAGTTGTAGAAAATATAAATTTATCTATAGGTAATGTTAAAATCTTATCTTGATTTGGAAAAGGAGTTGATGGTGGAGATGTTTCTCTATAAATATATATACCAGCGTCAACCCACATAAAAAAATCGGAATTAAATGGGTCAATATCTTTAGCTTTCTCAACAAGATTAACTTTTTCATTCCAAATTAAATTAACATTTGTTGAAGGAACATGTGGTTCCATGTAAGATACAGTATTTTTAAATTTATAAGTATAAAAATCTTCGATTTCGATATTTATATAATGAGTTGGTAAATCAGCACGTATTTCCTTTACAATATTAATAGATTCTGTATTACCAAAAAATACATAAGGACAATTTATTCTTATTGTATTAGACATCCAAGATTTATATTTATCAAAATTATATTTTCCTTTAACATTCCAATATCCAGAGACAATAGTTACTAAATTTTTCATTTAATTAATAAGTATTAAAAAGTTTTTAAATAAATAAAATTGATTATATATTTTTTTTATTTTATAAAAAAATATATAATTTGACATATGAATACCGATAATATTACTTTTAATACAGATAATATTAAAAAGAATCGTAAGTATATTGCCTTTCTTATGGATGAGACTGGTTCAATGAGTTCAATGGGCGCAGAACCGATTCAAGGAGCAAACAAATTCTATAAAACACAAAAAGATGTAGCTTTAGAAAATAAATTAGAAGTATATTCAACACTAGCTTTTTTTAGTGAAGATATTAGATATAAACACAAGAACAAAAAAATTGATGAAGTAAGTATACTTGAAAACAGTGATTATACACCAAATGGAATGACAGCATTACATGATTCTATACATGAATTTGTTGATGATATTAAGTCTCAAATAAAGGGTATGGAAGGAGAAACAGATGTAGTGTTCATTATTCTAACTGATGGATGTGATAATTCATCAAATAAATATAATCATAAGCATACTAAGGTATTACTAGAAACATTAAAAAAAGAAGAGAAATGGGTAATTATATATCTAGGAGCAAATCATGATGTATTTACAACTGCGACAGATATAGGTGTATCGCGTAGGTTATCTGGTTGTTATACAGCAACACCTTTAGGATGTAATCATATATTTACTCAATTAAGTGATAATATAAGAAGATGTATATCATCTGATACAAGAACATTTGAAGGAGACTTTAAATCACCTAATACATCAGATGATTGGGTAAAAGTAGATAATGTGAAAATTAATAACCCATCATCATTATCACACTCTTATTCGTGTTAAATATTCAATAAAATTATTAAATTAATAAAATAATTTAATAATTAATTTTTAGATTTTTTCTTTCTTGAAAGAGAATGTTTTATTCGCTTTTTTTTCTTACCATCTCTAATAACTGAGACAGGAACTGTTTTGTAATATGGTTTATTCATGATACCAGTAACTTCTTTAGAAACTTTTTCAAAATCTATTTTTTCTTGTTTAGATTTTATTTCTTCTTTAGTAAAAAAAGCACCCATGTTATTTTATATATAAATAAATAAAATAAAATTTAAAAATGAAAAAATTAATTATAAAAATATAAAAAAAATATGGGAATTAAGAATTTAAATAATTTATTAAGAAAGAATTGTCCACATGTATTTGAAGAGATACATTTATCTGAATATGCGTTTAAAAAGATAGCAATTGATGTATCTTTATTTATGTGCAAATTTAAAGCGATATGCGGCGATAGATGGTTGTCATCTTTTGTAAATCTAGTAGAATGTCTAAGAAGAAATGAAATACATTGTGTATTTATATATGATAATGGTGCTCCTCAGGAAAAAACGATAGAAAAAGAAGAAAGAATAAAACAAAGAGAAAAAACTGAGAATAAAGTTTTAGAACTAGAGATGGCATTAGATAAATATCATAATACAGGAGAAATAGATACAGTATTATTAGAATTACATGAAAAGATAGAAAATAAATCAGTTTCAGTCAAATCATTTTTAGATAGAAAACAGAAATCAAAAATCGGTATAGATATGAATTTAGTAAAAGATAAAATAGAAAAAATGCGAAATTATATTATAAAAATATCACCAACCGATTTTGAGACAACACGAACATTGTTTGATATTTTAAATATTCCATACTATATAGCGCCTTTAGAAGCAGAATGTATGTGTGCTGATTTATGTAAAAGAGGAATAGTAGATGGTGTTTTATCTGAAGATACTGATGTATTAGCTTATGGTTCTGATGTTTTACTAACAAAGATAGATACAAAGAATGATACATGTGTAAGGGTGAAATCTAAAGATGTATTAGATGGATTGAAATTAACACAAGAACAGTTTTTAGATTTATGTATAATGTGTGGATGTGATTATAATAAGAATATACCGAAAGTTGGTTGTGAAACATCCTTTAAATACATAACAAAATACAAATCAATTGATGAAATAGCAAGAAATGTAGATATAGATATATCAATCTTAAATCATAAAAGAACTAGAGAATTATTTACAGAATATGAAAGACATGAAATAAAAGATATAAAGTATTGCGGATTTCCAGATCTAGAAATTTTAAAGAAATTTATTAAGGAAAATAACATAAGAGTAGATTTAGAGAAACTTAAAAATAGTTTTATTCATGAAATAACTTTTATAGATAAAGAAGATGAAGAAATAGTAGAATTTGTAATAGAAGAATAATAAAAAATATTTTATATTAAAAAAATATATTTAATATAAAATGAAATCAAAAAGCAAAACAAATAAAGTTAAAGAAAATAAAAAAGATACAAAGAAAGATAAAGAAATAAAAAAATCAACTTCAAAGAAAATTGAAAAAGTAAAAAAATCAATTACAAAGAAAAATAAAAAAGTTGAAGATGAAAGTAAAATTAAAAAAAAAATAGAAAATGAAAAAAAGAAAATTGAAGATGAAAAAAAAAAGAAAATAGAAAATGAAAAAAAGAAAATTGAAGATGAAAAGAAAAAGAAAATAGAAGATGAAAAGAAAATTGAAAATGAAAAAAAGAAAGAAGAAGATAAAATTGAAAACAAATCAATAAAAAGAGTCAAAAGTATTGATTTACTTGATAAATATGGTTATGATATATATAATGATGATGAAAAACGTCAAGAATCTTTAGGAAATTTAGTAATTGTATATGGAGTTGTCGATTTAATCAAGAAATTAGATTCTGAATCAACAAACGATCCAAATATGATTACAAGATTTAATAATGATAAAAAGTGGATTAAAAATAATTTTAAAAAAAAATAAACATTTCTTTAAATTATTTTTAATTATTTTTTATTGTTTTAAATAAAAAATGTCTTGTAAATCTTGTGCAAAAGTTTTAAAATCACGGGATATTAAAAGTAAAATTCAATTTAATAAATGGTCTCTTAAAAATCATCCAGATAAAGGGGGAAATGTGAAAATATTTCAAGAAGTAAGTAATTGTAATGATTTATTTTTTAAAGATAGAAAATGTGATTGGGATTATTATAATCGTGAATCTGCTTTCAATTCACCTTCTTCATCTTATAGGTCATCATCATCACCATATTATTCATCTTCATCTTATAGTCCATCATCAAGATCATCAAGATCTTCCAGATCTTCAACTAGATCATATAGAAGAAATTATAAACCTTGCGGACCTCATCAATATAGACATCCTGAAACAAGAAGATGTCGAAAGAAACAAGGAACTACACCAAGAAGAAAAGAAGCTAAACCTTGTCGTCCTGATCAATATCGTGATCCTGTTACAAAAAGATGTAGAAAAAGCAAACCAACTACTCCAAAAAGAAAACCTTGTAAACCTGGTAAATATCGTGATCCTGTTACAAAAAGATGTAAAAAAAGCAAATCAACTAGCCCTAAGAGAAAACCTTGTCGTTCTGATCAATATAGACATCCCGATACAATGAGATGTAGAAAGAAACCAAAAAGTCCGAAAAAATCAAAACGTAAAACAAAAGAAGATGGAAAAAGAAGAAGAAAAAATGAAAATGATGATATAATATTTTCACCTAAAAAGAATAAATCACCTAAAAAGAGTAGATCTCCTAATAAGAGTAAATCACCTAAAAAGAGTAAATTATCTTTTTCTCCAGTAAAAGGACCAAAATTTTTTATGGGAAGACGAAGATATTAAAATTATAATACAAAATTGTGTATTATAACTAACTTACAAGTGTTTCATAACTAATATTATTTTTAGTATCAATTATAATATCATTTCTAATATCATTTAATATAAGATTATTTTGATCAATTTTAACAACAAATGATTTAGAAAAATCATGTACGTTATCTTTTGGTTTTCCTCTTTGATTACTTACTAATCTTGTTCCACCATCTGTAATTAAATCAAAGTTTTTATGTGTATGACCTGCTACCCAAGTATGAACATTAGATAAATTTAACAAATGATCAAGTTTTGATACATATAGTGAAACATATTTATCATTTGATTTATGACTATTTAATAAAACAGAATATGATGGGCAATGATGTGTAACAACAACTAATTTTAATTTATTTTTTTTACAGTATTTAATCATTTTATTAATATATTGTAAATCAGACGAATATTTTTGTTCGTATAAATAATTTGTCATACCGTGTATGCGTACAATAAAACGAGGTATTACAACTTCTACCTTAGACCATAATGTACAACCTAAAATGCATATGTTATTAATAATGACACTAGATTGGTTTAATATATACAAATTTGAAATTTGTTTTTCTAATAAATACAATCTATCAATTAATTTTTTCATTGGTAATGGTTCATAAGAAGAATCATTTGGTATCATATAAAATTCATGATTTCCTGGAATATAAAGGACGTTTTTAAAATACACACAAAGTTTTTCTAAAAACCCATATAATTGTTCGTATTTATATAAAGAACCAATGTCTCCTGCTAAAATTAAAATGTCTGATGTTGGTGTAATTAATGTTAAAGGATCTGGTATTTCATTATTTTTGTATTCAATGTGTAAATCTGACACTATTTGAAAATCTGTCATTAACTATTATTCTATATATATTTAGATATTATTATTTTTTAAAATCATTTTTTATTTTTATTTATTCTTGAGGAATTTCTGGAAGATCGTCTAAATTAACATTTGGTTCTTTCATTTTTCTTTTGGATGAATTATTATTTACAGATGGAGTATTATTACTAGTTGCTCTGTTCATGCTATTAATTAATCCAATTAAATTTGATCCTGTTGATTTTAATATCATTTTACTTACAATAAATAATCCTGCATTACATAATATCATAAAAAGCAAACGTAATTCAACTGGCCATTTTGAACCACCTGGTAAATATGATTTTTCACCTAACTCTATTAGTAAAACCTCATAAGAATGCATTGTTAATATCTGTTGTTGTGTAAAACCAGCCATTTCAAATCCTAAATAATTACCAAAAACAAACTCGCATATCATAAAACCACCAATTAAATATGTCTTATAATTCTCAACTGATGAATCTAATGATAATCGTCTAACAGTTGATTCATATGTTCTTTTCATAGAATTATAATCAGAATGAATACTAAATTCGGGAATTAATGAATTAGGATACGATTTTTTTAGTAATTCCATTTTAAACATCAATTCTCTTTTCACATCTTCATCATATAATTCTTCCGAAGATACATTATTTATATCTCTTAATTCTTTTTTTCTAAGAACTCCTCCTTGTTTTTCAAGTTCAGACAAAGTCGGAGGTATATTATCATCCATATTTGCACTTCTTTTATATTGTTCAACACTACGATAATTTAAATTTCGTCGTCGACTATATTTATCTTCATATTTGTCTTTACTTCTATCAGATGGATCATCTTTTAGTAATGCTTGTAAACGATCAGATATATTACTTGATGGTGTATCAGCCTTTCTATCATTACTTGATGATTTTAGATATTCATCTAAATCTTTTGTTTTATCATCTACATTGTATATCTTATCTAAATCAAGATCTTTATCATATGATTTATACTTATCATCATCATCCTTATTTGATTTATACTTATCATCATCATCCTTATTTGATTTATACTTATCATCATCATCCTTATTTGATTTATCATCATCGTCCTTATATGATTTATACTTATCATCATTATTAGATGTATACTTATTATCATCATACTTATTAGATTTATCATCGTCCTTATATGATTTATACATATTATCATCTTTATTATTTTCATCATCTTTTGATTTAACTTTAAAAGAATAATCTTCAATATTTGGTTTATCTTCTTCTTTTTCTAATATTGGTTTTGAAGAAGATGGAATATAATCTTTATTTACGAGATCTTGCTTAATTTTTACTTTGTTTTCTAATAATTCAAGATAAAGCCTAGGCATCCTTGGAAATACTTGTTGTCTGTTAATATTAAATTTCTCTTCAACAGATAACGGAACTTTTATAATTTTTATTGTTTTATTCTTCATTTACATATGAAAAAATACCACTTTAAGTTAAAAAAAAATAAAGTTTTAAATTTTATGTATATATAATTTTAGTTTAAAAATATTAATAGTTTAAATATTTTCTTTAAGAGAATTAATAGATAATTTGAAAAAAAATATAAAAATAAAAGTATTAATAAAAAATGATACGTTTTCCTGAATTATCTGATATAAAAAATCTGAAAAATGATGAATTAGAAAAAATCATGAATTTAATTGATAAAACAAGTGGACAAAAACTTATTAAAGTATGTAAAGATTATGACATTAAAGGTTGTACTACTAAAAGTGTACCTGATTTAAAAATATTTATGAAAAATTTTTTTACAAAAGAAACTACAGGGTTTTATTCATTAAGTAAATCCGATTTACTATCTAAAAGTTCTAAAGATTTGAAAGAAATACTGAATAATAATAAAATTTTTTATACTTCAAAGGATACAAAACCTGTTCTTGTAAATAAAATATTTGAGTTTATTAATAAAAATAAGCCACGATCACCTCCTCGATCACCTCCTCGATCACCTCCTCGATCACCTTCGCGATCACCTCCTCGATCACCTTCGCGATCACCTCCTCGATCACCTTCACGATCACCTCCACGATCACCTCCACGATCACCTCCTCGTTCACCTCCTCGATCACCTCCACGATCACCTCCTCGTTCACCTCCTCGATCACCTCCTCGTTCACCTCCTCGATCACCTCCACGACCACTTCATAAAAAAATAAAAAGAAAACCATCAAAGAAAAAATCAAGAAAATCGATTTCTCCAAAAATAAAACAAAAATTAAAACAAAAAATAATAAAAAAACGTAAACATAAAATAAAAAGAAAATTCATAAAAGGTGATCATGTTATTATAGGAGGAGTAAGTTATGGTATAGTATTGGGTTATGATAGCAATGAAAAAGCATATATAATAGGATTAAAAGATTCAGATGATCAAATTTTTATTCCTGAAAATGAATTAGAAAAAGATAATCAAGCAAATGAATTGTTAGGTATGCAAAAAGCAGATGACGAGTCAAAACAATATATGAGAGATGAAGATAAACGCATCGATGAATTGTTAGGTATGCAAAAAGCAGATGATGAGTCAAACCAATATATGAAAGATGAAGATAAACGTATAAATGAAATGTTAGATATGGAAAAAGCAGATAATGAGTCAAAACAATATATGAAAGATGAAGAAAAAAATATAAATGAAATGTTAGATATGGAAAAAGCAGATAATGAGTCAAAACAATATATGAAAGATGAAGAAAAAAATATAAATGAAATGTTAGCTGTTCAAAAAGATGATGTTGAATATGAATTAGAAAATGAATTTCAACCATCTAAATTAAATTTTGAGGAAGATATAGAAGAAGATATACCATTAAATGAAGGAGATGAAATTCATGAAAATATTAATATAATTGATTCAGAAAATGTAGAAGATATTTTACGAGAAATTCAGGAAATATCTGTAAATAAAACATTACAAAATAAACAAACTTTAACATCATCCATACAAAAAATTCTTGGAATTGGTTTAATTTAAATTAAAATTATTTTTTCAAATTAATAATTTGAAAAATCAATAAATTGATTAAATATCATCTCCATCATTATTTTCATTATTTGGTAAATTAATTATTGTTGGGTTTGAATCGAGTTCAAGATCTTTTAATTCTTCCTCTAACTCTTTATCTAAAGTAGTAATTGAACACATATCGTCATTACATTCATCATTAATTTCTTCAATTTTACTTTCAGAAAATTCATTTTCATTTAAATTATTAAATGTTGTTGATGGTATCATAATCATAACTTGTCTACTCGACATTAAATTTTGAGGTAATTCATGTGAATTATTAGCGTTATTTGTATATTGCTTTTTTGGTGATTGTTGTTTTAATACTTCCTGTTTTGATACTTCCTGTTTTAATACTTCCTGTTTTAATGATTGTTGTTTTGGTAATTGTTGTTTTGGTAATTGTTGTTTTGTTGGTACTTCTTGTTTTGGAAATTGATTAGTTTGCTGTATTTGTATTTGTATTTCATTTACAGCATTTAATAATTTAAGTAATAAATTTTCGTGATTGCGAATAATTTCTTCGTGTTGAGCCAACTTTATCTCGAGATCATCAATTTGTTCAGTCAATTTATTAGTTTTGTTCATAAAATAAGCTGTAATACCACCAATAACTACAACTTCTGATGCTATATGGATAATTTGTTTTGAATCAATGGACATTTTTATAATAAAGTTTTGGTTTTAAATGATAAATTTAAACAATAAAAATATTAATATAAATAATGACAAAAAATAATATCGGTGTATTATTAATGGTAAAAAATGAAAAAGAAAGTATTCAAATAACAATTGATTCTTTTAAAAATTATTTTTCTACAGTAATTGTTTTAGATACTGGAAGTAATGATAATACAATAGAAATTATTAAAAATACATGTAAAACTAATAATCAACAACTTTTTCTTAAAGAAACAACATTTAAATCATTTCCAGAGAGTAGAAATGATGCTTTAGAGTTCGCAGAAACAATTAATCATATTGATTATTTAATTTTAATGGATGCGGGTGATGAATTTAGAACAAATAGAACAAAAAAAGATTTTATAGAAATAATTAATAATATCCCAACTAATTCTAAATATGGTATAGTAACACAAAGATGGTTAAATAAAACAGATTTAGATGATCATTGCGATGTGAGATTTGTTAGAAATCATAAACAATTACGGTATGATATAAAATATCCAGTTCATGAAAAATTTAGAAATGTTTCAGATAATGAAATTTTTAATACAAATGAATTATTTTTTCTATATCAAGATAGAAATAAATATGGTATTTCTACTGATAAAAGATATAAAAAAGATATAGAATTATTATTAAAAGCTGAACCAAATAAACGTAATTTATATTTTCTTGCTCAATCTTATATGAGTATAGAAGATTTTTATAATGGTTATATTTATAATATTAAATCATATGATGTAAAAGAAGACGGTTTATCGGATTTTGATGAAAAATTTACTCTTGTTAGAATTGGATACTGTGCTATGAGATGTAATATGGATAAAAATATAATTTTTAAGTATTTAAATTTAGCGATTGATACAAGTAAATCAGATCCACCCATTGATGCATTTATATATATTCTAAAATATTGTATTGATAATCAAATACCAAGATACGCATTGCCATATTTGAAAAAATTATCTAAATTAGAAAAACCAAGTTCAAATAATACTTTAGTAAATAATAATTTTTATGATTATTTGAGATGGCATTTAATAAGTATTGTATCTTTAATGTGTAATGAAGAGTTATTATTAGGTAAATATGCGTGTTTAAAAGCAATAAAAGCTGCTAACCACGAGAATGATTTGAAAAATATTAAATTATTTTCAAAATAATATATTTAAAGATTATAAAATTATATATAATAATGAGTTCAACAAAGAATAGAATTGCTTTAAAAAAACTTAGAGAATTAGATACTGTATGGCACCCTGATTCAACACTTGTTTTTAAATCTTCGACTGATAAAGTAGTAATTGGAAGATGGGTTGATGATCAATTTATTGATTTAGATCAAGAGGCAGTTGAATTATGCGAGAAATGGTCATTCAAATTTGATACTTCTCGTATTGAATTTGAAAATGAAGAAGTGGGTGAGGAAGGCGAGGCTGAAGAAGATAACGATGAAGATGGTGAGACAGAAGGAGCAGAAGAAGGTGAGGTTGATGAGACCAATGAGGTTGAAGGCGATGTTGATGAAGGCGATGCTGATGAAAATACACTAGAAGTAAAAACTGAACAAACAGTTTCACAAATTACAAAACCTGTAGTTTCAGAAGATTTGAATGGTATGACTGAAGAATTTACAAAAAATCTAAATTCATATTTTCAATCAGTAAATCAAACATTTAATAATAAAATTTCAATTTTAGAGACAAAATTAACAACAAGAAATAAAGAATATGATGATATGAAAGAACTATACTCTAACATTAAACAAGAACATGATAAACTCAAGGCAAAGTTTGATGGAATCAAGAGTTTATTTTCTTAAATTCTTATAAAATTTAATACTATTATAGTATTAAATTAAAAATTAAAAATGATTTATAAAAAAATAAAATATATAGATAAAATGTATCAGAATTTTCAGGATTGGACAGAAGTAAAATTTGTTAAGAAAGATAACAACAAAAAGAATATTCCAACTACTTCAACATCATCTACAACATTAATATCATCATCAGTTTCTAATTATACTTCTCAAAAACCTTCAGTTAATAAAGCTGGATCTAGTGGATTAAATGATAAAGTAATGAGTGCTAAAAAATTAGAAAGTGAAGATGAAACATTTAAACATAAAACAGTTTCATTATCGATCTCAAAAAGAATCGCGCAGAAAAGATGTGAAATGAAACTTACACAAAAAGATTTAGCAATGAAAATATCACTTCCTGAAAGTATTATTAAAAGTTATGAAAAAGGAGACGCTATACCTAATCCATCTGTTCTAAATAAAATAGAAAAAGTTTTAGGAAGAGTTAGAGATTAAATAAATTATTTTTTTAATTTTAAATATATAGAAAATAATAAATAAAGTATAAAAAAGATTATAATCATATCTATTATATTTGGAAGACTTAATTTATAAAAAAGTTCATCTATTGTTTTTAATATTTTGATGAATCCTGAAGATTCATGTATATATATAAATGTTTTTGGTATTTCATACTTATTTAGTATTAAATTACTCACTTTTTTACCACTTTCCACTGCTGATTCCATACTCCATATATTTATACTTGTTTTACAATGAGCACCACCAATATAAAGATTCGAATATATTGTTCTACTATCTGGACGATATTTTTCATTTTCAACATTATTCACCCATTTTTTATTTTTTGCTTGTAATGATCCACTTTCAGTATTATTTTCCCATTCATCATATATTTCTATACTATTTATTATATTTTCTAAAGATAAAATGTTTTTATTATATTTTTTTATTTTTTCAATTAATGGTTTTGATTTTAAAATTTGATTTAATACATTCTTAGTAAATTTTTCTTTTGATAAACTTATACCTTTTTGAGAAAATATACATGTTCCACTCCATAAAGATAAAGTTTCATCCCCTAAATTGACATTTTTACACCATAATTTATCTTGTGGATAAAATGTAATATTATAATCTGAATCTATAATTACAAAAGCATTATTTTTATCTGGAAAATTTATCTTTTCTGAAAATGAAATATAAAAACTTATCTGATTATTTATTGTTTTTAATGATAAATGTTGATTATATAGTTCCATCATTTTTGAATTGTTAAATATTTCTATTGCATCATAAGGATTTATACATAGACAATACTCATCAGATAAAATAATATTACCATTTTTCAATATACATGATGTAATTTTTTTATCATTATTATATGTAATACTTTGTAATTCACTATTCATATGAAACACAACTCCCTTATTCTCTAAATACTTTCTCCACGGATCAAACCATGATTCATTAGTTGGTTTACACATCGCTTTCCATAATTTAATTTTCTCGTTATTTTGTCTTTCAATAAATGAAAGCATATGTCCTAAACTTATTGTATTAACATCAAATCCATAACCTGGTCCAGATATACCATATGATATGTAATCATAACTATTTTTATTTACAGAATCTTTATATTTTATCATATAATCTTCGTAAAATTGTTTTTGTCTTTGATCTGTAGATGTTATAAATTTAATATATAAATAAAAAATAAAAATTGAATCACGATAACTAATTTTTATTTCATCTGATAGTCTTTCATTATCTAGATATTCAAAATTTAAATATTCTTTTGATAAATTATCAAATACAGTTGAATGATCATCGTAATTCTCTTTTAAATCACCAATATAATATTTATCTAATTTTTTAATTACAGAATTATTATTCATATGCCATGAAACATTAAAATTTTTCCATATATCTTCAACATTATTACCCCCAGATTTCATAATTATATTACCACCTGGATGTTTCTTTATAAAATCTGTGATATCATAAACTTTCCCTTTGTAATAAGTCCATAAACTTTCAGAATTATTATGTTTCTTTATTTCATCAATTGTATATGTCTTTTCTTCATATTTTTCTTTCTGACAGTTTTCATCAATTGGTATTCTTTTTAAAATATCAAATACATTATGATAAAATGGTCCATAACCTCTCCAGGAATGTTCTATCGGTATATTTTTAGAATTTCTCTTACTTTTTGCCATTCCTCCTAATAATTCATCTTTTTCATACACATTTACTTTAAATCCTTTTTCTATTAATTCATGTGCAACTGTTAATCCTGATATACCCCCTCCAAAAATAGAAACAGTTTTCATCATTATCTTTTATATTTATAAAAATTATTATAAAATTTTAATATTTATAATAATTAAATGATTACAATTTTAATTGTTTTAATTTTAATTTTATATTTTATGTATTTTTCTTATGAAAAAAAATATAAATATAATCAGTGTAAAGACGAAGATAATCTGAAAAATCAAGGTTTCTGTGTATTTAATACAAAACAAAATTTTGATTTACTTGATCCAATTGAAAAAAGAACACAAATTACTTCATTAGTTTTATCAAAATTACCAGATGGATATAAATTTTTAGATTATTATTACTATATTAAAGGATGTTCATTATCAACATATCATAGAGATGTTACATCGGGGCAAACATACCTTCAAACTAAATACCCTACATACACATTAATTTTATATGAATATGATGGAGATTTCTTATCATTATGTCCAAATAGTCATAATCAATACCCTTTTATATATTCAACCCCAGTAAATATTTCTGGTAAAAAAAATACAATGGTTCTTTTTAACGCAGATGTTTTACATTCTGGAATTATTAATAAAATTGGTAAAAACAGAAAAGTATTACAAATGAAAATAGTTCATCAGGATGATATTCATTTATGTGATGAATTAAATAAAATTAAAGTTGAAAAAACAACAGATTGTAATAATAATATATTTATTGAACATATTTTACGTTTTATATCGCTTCATTCTGCATGGTTTATTAATGGTATAGCGCATCCATTATTACAAAAAAAATATACTGATGATAATTTATTAAGTTATATTCAAAATAAAGTACCTATATCTTTTTACAATAACTATTAAATATTTTTTTAAACATACAATATTTCTTCATCTAAATGTTTGTTATTTACTACAAGTTCATATGTTTCATTTATATACCGATTTTCAATATCTTTTATAGAATATTGTAAAATTTCTTTAAAATTATTTGAATTTTTATTTATATTTTCTTGTATTTTTTCATTTTTTATTTTAATTTCTTTTCGTGTTGGTTTAAACACAACATTAATACCTTTACTCATCAATTCCTTATATTTCTTTGACTTTTTAAATGTTTTAAACTCTTCATATTCTCCTGATATTGACATTTTTATCTTATCATTTGATTTATTTTCAGGTATTTCTACATCATCTAAAGTTGTATATATAATCTTCTTTTTAGATAATCCTAATTCTATCTCTTCTGTTCGATAATTGTCATCTTCTTCAGAAAAATATACCATCGCTACTATATTTTCTTGAGTTTCACCATATGCTACTTGCATTGAACTACCTGGATAATATATGTTATTTTGCGGACGTTGATTTAAATGTAAATGTCCTGATATAACATGTGGATAAGATATATCCCAAATATCACCATCTTCTGAAATAATTGCACCCATCTTAGCACCCATGAACTCTTGATGAGCAAATATACATTTCATATTTTTCCATTCAGAACATGATGTATTTAAAGCATCAATAAAACGACCATTTGGTACATATGGAACAAGCATGAATTTATCATTATATGTATATACTTTATCAACTATTTTCACATTATTCCATTCTTTTAATCCATTTGCCCAATGATTTTCAGTTAAAAATTGCATACAATTAACCATATCATGATTTCCAATCAATATATAAGTCATACATTTGTTACTTATCTTATCAATTAATTCATATGCCTTATTTAATTCAAATGTATTTATTTTCTCAAATGTATCTAATATATCACCTAAAAGAACAATAAAATCTGGTTCCTTTTCATCAATAATATCACATAATTTTAATATTAGAATGTCAATATCAGGTATATTTACTGTTTTTATGTGTATATCACCAACAACAAGTATATTCATTTTGTATAATTATTACAAATATTTCAAATTTAAATTCAATTTTTTATTTTTCAATTAAAGATTTTTTATTTTCTTTATTAATAAAAAATGAGTTACAGGACTAATAAACAAATAACTATGATCGATGATTTACCATTTCTTGATGAATTAGAAAATCCAAGATCAAATGGTTTAACAATGATACCAACTGATAATATGCCAACTGTTCAAAAATTTATTAGAAATAATAATTATAATCCACCTGTTGAATCTGGTATGAGTAATCAACCATCTCCAAATATTCATCAGCAACAACATAACAATCATCAACAAGAACAATATCAACAATATCAACAACATCAACATCAACATCAGCAACAACATCAGCAACAGAAACATAATCAAGAATCATTTGAACACGAAATGTTTAATGATCCACGTATATTTATGTCACAATTTCAAGAACCTCAAGAACAAACTCATACTCATAGATTTTTTCATAATCCTAATGAACCATCTTGCATTGTCGTAGCTGAACATACCACAAATTGTATTGTATGTTCAAAATTATATCAAAATAATACAACTGGATATATTATTGTAATTATTATACTAGCTATTATTTCTATACTTCTTTTAAAAAGAGTTCTTAATGTATAAAATTTAAAGAATAATTTATTTTGAATAATAATGAATATTCAAAATAATCAAAAAGAAAAAATTGATGAAAAAATAGAAAATATAGAAATTACAGAAAATATAGAAAAACCTAAAGATGAAATAAATATTAAAAAAACACTCCTAAAATCATCAAATTATGATACAATTGTTCTCGCTGGTGGAAGTGTAAATACTTTCATTATACTTGGTGCAATACAATATGCTTATGATAACTATTTTTTAAATGATGTTAGTACATATATTGGTACATCTGGTGGTTCTATGATATCTTATTTATTAATAATTGGTTATACTCCAATTGATATTATAGTATTCATATGTAAAAATCATTTAATAGAAAGATTACAAAGTTTTAATTTAGTTGCTATGATGAATGGTTTTGGAGCCCTTTCTTTTCTTCATATTTATGAACAATTAGAAAAAATGACTATTGAAAAAATAGGATATATACCAACATTCAAAGATATTAAAGAAAAATTTAATAAAAATCTCATTTGTGTAACATATAACCTAACAGAACAAAAAACTGAATATATTTCAGATGATAATTATCCTAATCTTTCTTGTCTTATTGCTATTCGTATGTCTTCTAATTTACCATTAATATTTGAAAATTTTAAGTATGGTAATAGTTTTTATGTTGATGGTGGTATGTCTAATAATTTTGCAATTGATATTGGTATTCAAAAAGGTGAAAAAATATTAGGTATTAAAACTAATAGAAAAAATGAAAATAGTAATGTCACAAAAGATTCTGAATTTAATATACTTGATTACATTTATAAAATAATGTTCATTCCAATAAATGTATTATGTCAAAATAAAATAAATAATATTTGTAACGAAAATATTGATATTATAACAATTGATTCAGAACAAAACATGTTTAATTTTAATATTTCAACACGAGATAAATTAGAATTATTTTCAGACGGTTATCAACAAATGAAAGAATATTTTGAAAAATAAGTTTTAAATTTTAAAATGATTTTTAAAACTTTAATATTATATATTTTATATATCATGAGTTTAAGAGAATATAAAACAGATGAATCAAGTTTGCTTTTTAATAAAAATAAGCATCCATTTGATTCACGAATAACTTTTCAAGAATCAGGTCATATTTACTATATTGATGGTGTTAATAAAGATTTAATATCATGTACTACATTTATTCATAAATTTTTCAATTCATTTGATTCTGATACTATTATAAATAATATTTTAAATAGTTCCAATTATCTTCTTAATCCTGAATATAAATACTTTGGAATGTCATATGATCAAATTAAAGATGAATGGACAAATAAAGCTAAAGAAGCCGCTGAATCTGGAACCAATCTCCATTTAGATATTGAACATTATTATAACAACTTACCAGTTAGTAATAATTCAATTGAATTCTCTTATTTTCTAAATTTTTTTAATGATCATAAACACCAATTTCAAATTTTTAGAACTGAATGGATGATATTTACTGAATTACTTAAAATTACTGGTTCAATTGATGCTGTATTCATAAACGATGATGGTACTTTATCTTTAGGTGATTGGAAAAGAACAAAAGAAATCAAATACGTTGGTTTTAATGATGAAAAAGGTATTTATCCATTTGATGAACTTAATGATTGTAATTATTGTCAATATTCGTTACAACTTAATCTATATCGAATTATACTTGAAAAATTCTATAATTTTAAAGTTAAAGAAATGTTTTTAGTTGTTTTACATCCAGATAATAAAAATTATAAGAAAATTATGGTAACGCGAATGGAAAAAGAAGCAGAATGGTTATTAGATTTTAGAAGAAAAGAATTAGCTGAACTCGGTTATACTAATATTTCTATCGATTTATCACATACGATTGAAAAAAATATAAAAGAACTTGATATGTTTAAAAATAAAAATGAAAAATATAAAAGACTACTTTCTAAAAATAATAAAATGAATAAACTTAATAATAGTACATCATCCAAACATGTTCATAAAAAACTACTTATACCATCATCTATATCTAAAAATAATGATATCGTTTTAACTAAACATGGCTTATCTGAAAAACAACAAATCGTTTATGATTTGATCTCAAAAGGTCAAAATGTATTTATGACTGGTCTAGCAGGTTCCGGAAAAACCCATTTAATAAAGAAAATATATAGTGATTTTTATCGTTGTAGTAACATTGGAGTTACATCTACAACTGGTACATCTGCTATTTTAATAAACGGTTCTACTTTACATTCATTCTTAGGAATCGGTTTAGGTCAATCAAATGTAGAATCTTTATTTTTTAAGATTAAGAAAAATTCTAGAGTTTATAAGAAATGGAGAGAACTTGATTTACTTATTATTGATGAAGTTTCTATGCTCTCTCCTGCTTTATTTGATAAATTAGAAAATTTAGCCAGATTAATTAGAAAAAATGATGATCCTTTCGGCGGTATCCAATTGCTTCTTTCTGGTGATTTCTTACAATTACCAGTCGTCGGTGAATACGATTCATTCTGTTTTGATGCTGAATCTTGGAAAACATGTATTAATAATATCGTTTATCTTGACCAAAATTTTAGACAATCTGATTCGGTTTTTCAAAAATGTTTAAATGAAATTAGATTAGGTACTATTTCAGATGAAACTAAAAAGGTACTTGAATCTAGAGTAAATGCTACTCTTCATAATGATTTAGGTATACTACCTACTAAAATTTATTCTCTTAACCGTGATGTTGATTCTGAAAATGAGTCAGAATTATATAAATTATTAGAATCAAAAGATGATTTACAATTTTTTCAATATGATTTAGAATATGAAGTCCTTAAAAAAGGACTAAAAAATGTTGATGAAAAAATTAAAAAAGCATGTAATGCTCCATTTAGTATTCAATTATGCGTTGGTGCTCAGGTTATGTTACTATATAACATGGATATTGCATTAAAACTTGTTAATGGAAGTCGTGGAGTCGTAGTAGGATTTGAAGGCGATTTTCCGAAAGTAAAGTTTCTTAACGGTGTTGAAATGGTTATTGATTATAAAGTTTGGACATTAGAAGAAAATGATGAAGTTATTCTTCAATGGAAACAAGTTCCTCTTCGTGTCGCGTTTGCTATAAGTTCGCACAAATCTCAAGGAATTACGATTGATTATGCAATCGTTGATTTATCTAATATATTCGAAAATAGTCAGGCTTATGTTGCTCTAAGTAGAGTAAAATCATTAGAAGGTCTAAGTTTAAGAAATCTTAATATTCTTTCTATAAAATCTCATCCAAGAGCCATTGAATTTTATTCTAAATTACAATAAATATTACTTTAATTTTTATACTAAATAAGTATAAAAATATATTATTTAAAGTTTAAAATCATTAAAATATGTTGTTAATAGATAATTTATATAATAAATGCAATCAAATTTATTATAAAGTTTATTACAAAATATTTAGTATACAAAATTTAAAAAAGAAAAAAAGATATAAAATTTTATGTGCTTTATCAATCGGATTTCATATTATAGGTGCAATATTTGTATTATATTCATTAATGTTTGATACTAATCACTTTATATCTTATTTAAATAATATTAGATATATTACCGGATTAGATATATATAAACATCAACCAAAAATCATTTTAAATACATGGATGATCGCTATTCAATTAAGATATGTTTTAACCGACACAATTGCATTTATTAATTCTCTTCGTAATCATAATTTACTTAAATATACAATTAAAATACATGGTATTGAATCTCTCATATGTACTTTTGTATTTTTTTTACATTATAGTAAAGATTGTTTTGTTTTTGGTATTGTATGTTTACTTTGGAGTATTTTATGGCTCATATCTTATTATTTCTTAATCCAATATAATAAAAATAATTAATAATTAATATTTAAAAACTTAAAACATATATTAAATGATAAAAAAAGCACTGATAACTGGTATTAATGGCCAGGATGGTTCATATTTAGCTGAATTTCTTCTTAAGAAAGGATATATTGTTTATGGTATTATTAGAAGAATATCAAACATTAACACTAAAAGATTAGATGATATTTATAACAATCCAAATTTATTTTTAAAATATGGTGATTTATCTGATTCTTCTTTTATTAATAAAATTATAAATGAAGTTGTTCCAGATGAAGTTTACAATTTAGCAGCTATGTCTCACGTTGCTGTCTCTTTTGAAAATCCTGAATATACAACAGATATTGATGGTGTAGGTACTCTCCGCTTATTAGAAGCAATTAAAAACTGTAAGAGTAATATTAAATTTTATCAAGCTGGAACTAGTGAATTATACGGAGGTGTTTATGATAAACCACAAAATGAAGAAACACCGTTTAATCCTCGTTCTCCTTATGCAGTTGCTAAATTATATGGATTTTGGATTACAAAGAACTATAGAGAATCATATAATATGTTTGCTGTAAACGGTATTCTATTCAATCATACTTCTCCAAGACGCGGTGAGACATTTGTAGAACAAAAAATTGTAAAAGCTGCTGTTTCTATTCTTCAAAAAAGACAAATTTGTCTATATCTTGGTAATATTTATTCTTATAGAGATTTTGGACATGCTAAAGATTATATTAAAGCAATGTGGTTAATGCTTCAACAAGATCAACCAGATGATTTTGTTATTTGCACTGGGGAAAAGTTTATGATTAAAGATATTGTTAATATGGTTTTCAGTAAATTAGATTTACCATTGAAATGGTTTGGAGAAGGTGTGGATGAATACGCTGAAGTTGACTCAACATGTAAATATTGGGAAATGCGGAATCAAGTTGTCGTCAAAATTAATAAAAAATACTTTAGACCGAGTGAAGTTGATTCTTTAGTCGGTGACTGCTCTAAAGCAAAAGAAATTTTAAAATGGGAGCCTGAATATGATTTTCATCAAATTATAGATGAAATGGTTCAATCTGAATTAAATTAAAAATTATTTTCGATTTATAATATAATTCAATACTTTATTTTGTTTATTAAAATCTATAATTAATTTATTGAAATATATTTTTTTTGATCTATCAATAATTGTTTGATACGAATTATCGTTTATAATATATATTTGTTCTGGATCTATTATATATAAATCTTCTTCATTATATATAAATTGAAAATCAATAATCAAAATTTTATGTTTATTAATAATATCAATAATATTCTTTATTTTTTCTATTATTTTATTGTTAAAAAAATAAATATTTGATGACAACTTAAATAAATTTGTATTCTTTATATAATCTTCATATAAAGATAATCTATTACCATTTCTACTTTTAGTATTTACTAAAATTAAATTAGGGACAATTGGTAAATTAATGCTTTTTAAAAATAATAACATATTATATTCATTTTCAATTAATTTATCATTATTTAATTTTGATAATAATATAATTTTATCAGAAAGAATATATCCTATTTTTGAATTACTCTTTATATCAATTTCGTTTTTTGATATATCTATAATCATTTTGTTATTTTATAAAAATATTTTATAAAATAAATGTCACATTATACTAGAATTAATTATATTGAACCAAAAAATAAAGATATGGCTATTATTTTACCATATTTTAATTTTTGTAATTCTAAAAACATTTTAAATAATTTATTAACAGTTAAAAAATCTTTCGAAATAGCAAATATTCCTTTTTATATTGGTGAAGTTATTTTTAATGATCAAAAATCTGTTTTTAACGATGGTGAAGAAAATGTTTTTACATTTATAACTGATAGTTATATGTTCTATAAAGAAAATATAATTAATCTTATTGAAGAGAAAATACCAGAAAATTATACAAAAATATGTGTAATGGATGCTGATATATTATTTAATGATAAATATTGGTATTCCTATATTTCAACATCTTTAAATAAAAATATTATATGTCAACCATTTAAAAATGCTATTTGGTTAGATAAAAGATATAGAGAAATACATAGAAATCAAAGCGTTTTAGTAAAAAATATTGGTGGACACCCTGGGTTTATATGGGCGTTTAATAGAAAATGGTTAAGTAAAAATAAATTATTTGATTTATCAATTATTGGCGGAGGTGATATTTTATTTGCATCTGCTTTGTTAAAAATAGAATTTAATAAAAAAAAATGGTTAAATTGTTCATATAATAATTATATTTCACACTCAAATTTACCTAATTCGACGCAAATCAGTGATTGTGATCTAACTGTTTATCATTTATACCATGGACAATTAAAGAATCGACAATATACTACTAGAAATGATATATTAAATGATTTATTATCTTTTTTTGGAGTTGATGATATAATTCATTTATTAAAAAGAAATGATGATGGATTATTACAATGGAAAGATGAATATAAACAAAAATGTAACGAAAATATGAAAACTTTTTTTATTAATAGATTAGATGATACATAACCATCCAAAACAGGTTTTATTATTTTTAAAAACATGTTTTCCCAAAATTTGTAACATTGTCATTTATTAAAACATTTTTTTAAAGAAAAAGAAAAGAAAAAGAAAAATAATTTTCAAAAACATAACTTTTTTTTATAAAAAATAATTTAAAAAAAAAGATTTTGATTTTCTAAAAAAAGAAAAAGAAAAGAAAATAATTTTCAAAAACATAACTTTTTTTTATAAAAAATAATTTTATAAAAAGATTTTGATTTTCTAAAAAAAGAAAAAGAAAAGAAAAAAAAAGAAAAAGAAGAAAAAGAAAAATTTGTGACTTTTAAAAATCCGGATATATTTTTGTCAACACACACACAATTTTTTGTGTGTGTTGACAAAAAAATTTGTCCAAAAATCAATTTTTAAACTCAAAAAGCAGTCTACATTATTTTTAGACGGCGTTTTCAGTATAGCAAATAATTAATACTGAATAACAGGTTCAGTAAAATCACTGGCATGATTTTGGCATGATTTTTTTAACGGAGACTGTTTTTGAGGTTATTGAAAAAACTGAATGGCATGATTTGGCATGATTTTAGACAATTAATGTTTTCATGAGCGAATAAAATCAAACTGAAACTCGTTTAATGTAAAACATAAGATTGAAATATAGTTTAAAATTTCATTTTTACATAAAATTAGACTAAAGACAGGTTAAATTGATTTTTACAAGTACAAATTGAGTTTAAAAATATTAATTATATTGAAATTCAGTTTAAAATATAATTTTTTAAAAATTTTTAAAATTTTGGCACGATTTTGGCACGATTTTGGCATGATTTTGGCATGATTTTTTTAACGAAGACTGCATTTCAGGTTATTATAAAAAACCAGTGGCATGATTTGGCATGATTTTGGCATGATTTTTTATAAAGATGAATTATCATTTAAAAAAATAATTTTTATAATAAATAAATGAATTGTACATTTTGCAATAATACATTCTCGAATAAAAAAACGTTGTTACAACATCAACGAACTGCTAAATATTGTATTTCAAAACAAAATCAGAAACATATTTGTGAAGGATGTAGTATGTTTTTTCTATCATCAAATGAATTAGTTTGTCATCAATATATTTGTGTAAATATATTAACAAAAAAAAATAAAGAATTAGAAGAAGAAAATAAAATGTCAGAAGATAATGTTCAATATTTTCAAAATGAAATGAATACATTAAAACAAATAAATAAAATTTTAGAAGAACAAAATAAATCTTTAAAAGATGAGTTAAAATCTTCTAATGAGCAAATTAAATCTTTACAAGAACAAATCATATCAATTACTAAAACAGCAGTTATGAGAAGTACAACTACAAATAATACTACAATAAATAATAAAATATTGAATATGACAACATTCAATTTTAATGACAGTGATATAAAAGATTTAATAGATGATAAATATTCAATAGATGTAATCTCTGAAGGACAGAAAGGAGTAGCAAGATTTGCATATAATTATATTTTAAAAGATGAAAATGGAAATCTAACTTATTTATGTACAGATTCAAGTCGTAAAATATTTAAATTTAAAAATGAAACAGGAGAATTGGAAAAAGATATAAATGCTCAAAAATTAACGAATCTATTAACAGAAAATGGAATTTTAAAAGCGACAACAAAATTAGCACAAAACTATTGGACAAATGAAGATGGGACAATAGATGATGAAAAATTATCAAATATGATATCAAAAGCGAGTGAAATCCATTTTATGAAAGATGATAATACAGTTTTTAAGAATGAATTAGCTACAATGACAAGTTTATAAAAAATTTTATATAAATATTATATAAAATATGAAAAATTAAATAACACTAGAAATTTTGATTAAAATTTCAAATCTATGTTTCATTTGTTCAATAAGTTTAGGAATTTGTGCTTTTTCATATTCTATATCATAAGAACGAAATGAATGAAACCATAATTTTTTATGATTTTCAATCTTATTAGTTATAGAATTAATATTTCCTTCTAAATTTAATAAAGTCTGGTTTAAATTATCAATACAAACATGAATAGTTTGACTTGAATTATTTAATTTTTTTTCTTCAATAAAAGTTTTTATAATACCAATATCTTCTAATAAATCTGTATTTGTCATAAGAGATTTCAATTCATAATCAGTATGAGACATGTTTTTAAGATATAGTACACTTGTAACTAGATTATTTGCGAGAAAATAACCATTTTTTATAATAATTTCAGGATTAATAATACGTGTTGCTACAAATGTTGTTAACATTTCTTTTCTTTTTATTTAAAAACAATATTCTTTTAATAAAAAATTATATAATGGAAAATATTGAAAAACAAATAAGAGAAACTTATTATAAAGCATTTTATGATAGTATTGATGATACTATTAATTCAGAAAAACCAGATTATGATTGGATTGTAAGATTATATTCTGAAATAAAAGATAGACTTCTAAGATATGTAAAGAAAGAAAGCAAAACAAGTAAAGAAATAAATGAAAGTTTTGATATTGATTTATTTGATCAAATGATTAGAAATGATGTATTTGATCAGGAATCAATGGTAAAAATGATAAATAATACATTTTTCTGGATAAAAAAGTTACAAGCACCAGTTAGAGATAAAGAAACAGATGAATCTTTAAAAATAGTATTTAATTCAGATCCAAAAAATATTGTATCTGTTTATTTAAGAGAAGTTTATAAATGTTTAAATAATTTAGATGAAGACATGTATAATTTTTATAAAAAATAATATAAAATCTTTCTTTAAATTAAAAATGAGTGAATGCGATATGTGTAATTCTTGCGGTGGAATCGATGGTTCATATATAAAATTAGATGATTTAACTTGTGATGGAAAAAGAAAGAAATCACGACGCGCTAAGAGAAAAGACGGTGGTTGTGGTTGTAATGATAATGGAAGAAAAAGAAGACGAAGTATCAAGAAGAGATCAGATGGAGGTGGTTGTGGCAGTAGTGGTAATGAAATGATGGATTATGGAAGAAAAAGAAGACGTAGTAATAAAAAGAGATCAGATGGTCGATCTAAAAGAAAAAGTCGTCGATCCAAAAGAAAAAGTCGTCGATCCAAAAGAAAAAGTCGTCGATCTAAAAGAAAAAGTCATTAAATTAATTTTTTAAACAAAATTGTTTAAAAGATTTAAATTTGTTTGTTTTTAGCATATTTATCTGAAAGAAATACAAAACTATCAATCCATTTCCATATAATTAATTTATCATCTCGATCTAATATAGGAGATCTCCATATTTTTTTAAAATGAAGAATTTTCGATTTACCAAAACAATCAAATATTGAATTATCAAGAAAAAATGATTCATCTCTTTCTTTAATTTTTTCTTTTATTGATTGATTATCTTTATTTAAATGATGTGTAAATAATTCTAAGATTTCTTTCATATTTACTTGATCTTTAAAATAGATCCTTATAATTATAAGATCTCCTTCTGATGGAAATTGATCAATTAATTCATCAAAAAATGATATCAAATTTTTTTTAAATTCTTTAATAATTAATATATCATTATTATTCATTTTATTAATTTAAAGAAATCTTTAGATAAAATTATTTTTTTTTATTATTAAGATAATTAGTATAAAATTCAGTCTTTTGAAATTCTTTATATATCTCGATCGTTTTATCTTTAACATTTGGAATCTGTTGTCCAAATTCTTGTCCGACATATACGCCGACTAAAAAAGATATTATATTTTGAAACATTTTTTATTATATATTTAAAAAAAAATATATAAATAAATGAATAGATCAATTTCTAATAAGAGTTTATATAATAGAGTAAAAAATGATGCTAAAAAAAAATTTAAAGCATTTCCAAGTGCTTATGCGAGTGCATGGATTGTTAAAGAATATAAAAAACGTGGTGGTAAATATAAAGGTTCAAAACCTATGAAATCTGGAATAAATAGATGGATGAAAGAGAAATGGATTAATGTATGTGAATTACCTAAAATAGTTCCATGTGGTCGTAAAAAAGCATCTAGACGGTCTAAATATCCTTATTGTAGACCACTTAGACGAATTACATCTGGAACACCAAAAACAATTTCACAAATTAGTAAAAGAGAATTAAAAAAGAGATGTTCTATGAAAAGAAAACGTCCTTTTAAAAGATTAATTAGAAATGATGGAATGAAGTCTGATGAATTTACAAACATTATTAATGAAATTAAAACTATAGTTAATAGTTCATCTACAAAAGTTCAGAAACGATCAGAAATTAATCTTATTTTATTAGAATTGATCAATAAGTTACATGAAGATTATAAAGAAGAATTGAAAGATATAGATTCATCAGAATTTGTATCTATACATGATAAAGTAAAATTATATAATTTAATAATACCTAAATTGACTGATGTAAAAGTAGAAGTTAAAATAACATATTTAATTGGAAAATTACTTGGATCTTTTACAAGTATATTGTAAAGACAATTAATTAATAAGTTCCCCAAAACAACTAAAATTTTTATTAGAATATTTAACTCCGCTTATTTTTACTTTAACAACATCATTTTCTTTTATTATTTTCTTATCTTTAACAAATGTTTTAGTAGATTGATCAAAAGTATATCCATGTAATGAATTAACAGGAATTAGAACTTTTATTTTATCTTTTATGCTTATAAATAAACCACCGCCAAATACCATTGAAACTTTATCAGATAAAATATCATTTATTTCAGGTTTTAATGTATCGACATCAATATCTAGAATAAATATAACATCACTATTAACATTCGAAATATAATTATCTTTAATTTTTATTATTTTCTTTATATCTAAAATATACCCATTATCTTTAGAACATTCATTTATAAATACTGATTTAGCTTTCTCTAATAATGATTTTTTTAGGTCTTTACCCAAATATTTGAAATCTATACATACTTTTTTTTCTAAAATAGTCATCAATGAAGTTATGTAATCTTTTATAAGAACGATATAAAAGATTTCAATTTTATAATTTTAGAAAAAAAAGAAAAAATAAAAATGAAAATAAAAAAATAATTTCTAAATGAATAATAGAAAATATATCATGACAAGATTTACTGAACCTTTACTTATTGAAGATAATACAAGATTCACCCAATTACCTATTAAATTTCCATTATTACAGGAAGCATATGAAATACATGAGAGTATGTTTTGGTCAGCAAAAGAAATAGATTATTCAGCTGATTTATCTGATTGGAATTCATTAACAGATGATGAGAGATATTTTATTGAACACATTTTGGCTTTTTTCGCAGGTAGTGATGGTATTGTTTTAGAAAATTTGATTAAGAATTTTTGTATTGAAGTTAAAGCAACAGAAGCAAGAAATTTCTATGCATTTCAAGGTATGATAGAAAATATTCATGGTATGACTTATGCTCTTTTATTAGATACTCTAGTGTCTAATCCTAAGAGAAAAAATGAATTATTTAATGCAATCGATACAATTCCATGTGTTAAGAAAAAGGCTGACTGGGCTTTGAAATGGATGAATAATGAAAGATATTTTGAAGAAAGAGTTATTGCTTTTGCTATCGTTGAGGGTATATTCTTTAGTGCATCATTCGCATCTATTTTTTGGTTAAAGAGTAGAAATAAGATGACTAAAGCTTTAGGGAAATCAAACGAATTAATATCAAGAGATGAAGGTCTTCATCAAGCGTTCGCGGTTCTATTATATCAACATTTAAATAATAAAGTTACTCAAGAAAGAGTTGAGGAAATCCTACGTGAAGCAGTTGATATTGAGATTGAATTTATTACTGATTCAATTCCATGTAGAATGATTGGTATGAATACTGATTTAATGTCTGAATATATTCAGTATGTCGCTGATAGATTATTAATACAGCTTGGATTTGATAAAATTTATAATAAACAAAATCCTTTTGATTTTATGAAATCTTTTGCACTTGACGATAAGGCCAATTTTTTTGAAACAAAAGTGGTTTCATATACTCACAAAAGCACTGCAAATGTTACGGATGATTCATGGGATTTTGGAGATGATTCTTTATAAATATACATAAATTTATATATTTTTGAAAATTAAAACTTATGTTTTTAATATTAATATTCTAAATTTTAAATATTTTATATAATAAAAATGGAAGAAACAAAACGAATTTACAACTTAAAAATTGATAGAGTTCCTCAAACTGAACTTAAGTTTAAAACTTTTGCAAAAGTTACTTTGCCTCAAACTGTTGATCTTAGAAGTCAATTTCCACCAGTTTATGATCAAGGTAACTTAGGCTCTTGTACAGCAAATGCTTTGTGTGCTGTACATGAATTTGAAACAGTTGATGAAAATATAGATAAAGGTTTTAAACCATCTCGTTTATTTTTATATTATAATGAAAGACTAGTCGAAAATACAATAAATGAAGATAGTGGTGCATTATTATCTGATGGTATTAAATGCATGAAAAGATATGGAGTATGTTCTGAAAAATATTGTCCATATGTTATTGAAAAATTTACACAGAGACCATCACCACAAGCATACGCAGATGCTTTAAAACAAAAGGTCGTAACCGCATCTAATATACATCAAGATGTCACATCTATGAAAACATCTCTTTATAATAAAAACCCATTTGTTGTTGGAATCGCAGTATATAGTTCTTTCGAATCTGAAGAAGTAGCAAAGACAGGTATGGTACCAATGCCTTCAGATAATGAAGAATGTCTTGGTGGACATGCTATTGTGTGTGTTGGATATACAAAAGATCATTGGATTATGAGAAATTCATGGGGTTCTTCATGGGGAGATAAAGGATATTTCTATCTACCATATTTATATTTACTTGATTCTAATTTATCAAGTGATTTATGGAACATATCTAAAATTGCATAAATGTTATTTTAAAACTTTAAAAGTTTTAAAATTTTAACATATGAATCAATTTAAACAAATAATCAATATTATAAAAATAAGTGATGAAAAGAAAATCTAGAGAAGATAACATTCAATTAAATAAAAGAATTAAGATTGATGCAGATTTTATTAATGATTGTCATGATAATTTCACAAATTCTGACTCAAATATTATATTAAAAAACGCTATTACAAATGTTGGATCTTTATATGTTACCACTGATCATGAGGAATCAAATAAGATATCACACGTTTTTGTAAACTCTATTAAAAAGAAAAACTTAAAAGCCACAAATCAAGGTTCAAGCGGTCGTTGTTGGATATTTTCAGGTCTTAATGTTTTTAGACATTTTGTAATTGAAGGACTAAATTTAGAAAATTTTGAATTTTCTGAATCTTATTTATTCTTTTGGGATAAATTTGAAAGATCGAATACTTATTTACATTGGTTTTTAGAATATATATCGGATAAGGAAATAATTGATCAAAATGATAATTTCTTTAATTTTTTAACAGATAAGGATCAATGGATGTCTGATGGTGGATATTGGAATTATTTTTCTAATTTAGTTGAAAAATACGGTATTATTCCAAAGACAGCTATGCCTGAAACTGTACATTCTGAATTTTCTCAAGATATGAATGAAGTTTTAATGGATATATTACATTCATCATCTCTCAACATTTTTAAGAATAGGAAGAAAGGTCATCAAATAATTGATGATACAATGAAACAAATATATTCTACTTTAGTTAAATTTTTAGGTGAACCACCTAAATCATTTTCATGGAGTGTTGTTGATGAAGAACAGAATAAATTCATTGTACCAAAGTTAGAACCACATTCTTTCAAGGAAATGGTAATACCAGGAATAGATCTAAATAGTTTTGTTGTTCTTGTTAATATTCCAAATAAAAATTTACCATATTATGAGAAATATTTGATTAATAATACAAATAATATTATTGAAGGAAAATGTTTTGAAATGATTAATTTACCAATTCAAGAACTTAAAAAATATTGTAAAAAATCAATTTTGACCGGAATACCTGTATGGTTCGGTGCAGATGTAAATAAAGCATTTAATCCTTTATATTCTTCATTGAATGAAAAAATCAATAATACTGACTTAGTTTTTGGTAAAACATATCGAATGGATAAAGAATCCAGATTTCTATTTAATAATCAACAAACATGTCATGCAATGACATTAACAGGTGTGAATCATGAAAATAAAGATATTACTTGGCAAGTCGAAAATTCATGGGGGTATTTTGATAATCAAGAATTGGGTAAAGATGGGTTTTTATGTATGACAGATAAATGGTTTGATGAATATGTTGGACAAGTTGTAATTCATAAGAAATTTTTATCTAGAAGTATTACAAAAATAATTGATTCTCCAAATTATTATAAAAAACTAAATGCATGGGAATCAATAACTCCGGCTTGCAAAATCAATTCTAAACAATATTATAAATATGATTTACATAAAAAAATTTTAAAAAAATAATATATTTTTTATTATAAAATTATGATTTCAAAAACAGTCGCTATAATAATTTCTGTTATTATGTCCATAATAGTAGCAATTGGTTCTCTAATGTGGTTAACTATCCTAAAATATCAATTTATAATTGCTTTTATAGTAGCTATATTATTAGCTTCAGCTATGTATGAATTTATATATAATATTTTACCAATTGAAAGTAACGAAAAAATTTGAATAAAACAAATAATTATAACACTCGTCTAGATTGTAGATTCAACCTTTAATTGTCAAATAAACAGGGTATGATAATGGTGCTAGATGATATAAATGTTTAAATTAACTCCAAATTGTGGATGTTAAGTATTATACAATATTTTATAACTTTTTATTAGTTATAAAATTTTAAATAATTATATTTATTTAGCAATTACTTTTTTTATAATCATAATCTGTATAATTTTTTTCTAAATACTTTTTTTGTTTTGATTTTTCTATTCCATTTTTATATCCAAGACAATCTTTATCATAAGTCCTTAAATTAAGGCAAAGAGTCCCGCAACCAACACACACACGACCTTTCGGAACAGGTTTCTGTCTATAAATACACGTCTCTTTGCAGTTTGCATCATAATCATTGCAATACTTGCACTTTCTATCATAACTACTCATTGTTCTTGGGTTCTATATTATTAGATAGAAACCAAAAAATAAAAATCAATTTTTTTTTTAAAAAATATTATATAATAAAAAATATGAGTGTTGAAGATTCTGAAAAAAATAAACGTATTGTTAATAATATTTTAATTTCGTTATTTCTTTCAATTTTATTAAGTGGTTTTATTATGATTATACTTGTCGTATTATTTCCAAAAGTTTTAGATCATAAATATAAAAATTATGGAATATCATTTTTATATGTTATTTGTTTTGCTTTAATTTATCGACAATATGACATAAAAGAAGGTTTTGTTAGCGGAGGTTGTTCGTGTTGTGGAGGGTTGAGAAAAGTGTGATGTCTTTCTAAACCATTAGATAAATATCGTTATTATCTTTTAAAAAATATTTTTATAACTAAAATTAGTTATAAAAATTATACAATTCTGCGCATACTAAATGTAGCACTTATTTGAATTTTAGGATTTGGTGCACCTGGTGAAAACGTTTCAGGAATAACTGTATCAAATATTTCACCATTTGGCAATGTTACAGTAAAAAGAAGTGTATCATTTGGTTTAAACTTAATAGTTTGTGACATACCTCCTCCGACTTTGATAAAAATTGGATTATCTTGAATATCAAAAAGAGGTACCTTAAAAGTCATTCTTGTTGAATTTGGATTATTTGAATAAATAATATTACGATGTCCTGCTGAACATGTATTAGATAACTCAACATATATGTATGGATATGATGTTATATATCCTCCATTACCAACTGATAAAATTTCAGTTGGTAATATGATACTTAGTAAATCAACCTCATAACAAACAAGTTCTTGTTGAGATAATATACTACCAGTGTACACAAATGGATTCAAATTATCATAAGAAAAATTTAAAATCTCAATATTTCGTCCAACAGTTGGAGGTGTTGAGAATGCTGGATATACAGTAATTGTTTTTGTTAAATCATCGTAACGTGTAATTCGTCTGCATTGATTATCAACTCCAGATAATTCATAATTGTAACTATCAGGTAATATTCTAACAAATTTATTAACTTCAATTGGCGCATCAATATCAATTTCGATTGTTGAAGTTGTGCTACTAACAATAATAGGATTAACATCAGAAGTATATGGAAAAAATGGTTTTTCTTTTCTTATAGAATAATTATCGTTTATATCCCATGTAGTTATTGGATTATTAATAACATTAATTGATATACATTTATTTGTTTCATCATAGTCAGTAATAGATCTATATTCATTAACTGTTTCATTATATAATATATTATTAGCATAACCATTTTCATTTGGTCTTCCGTTTGGAACCCAAAAGAATGGATAATCAGTGCTTGATAAATCAGTTGGATCATAAATATAAATTTGATTAGTAGGAACAAAGGTTTCAGGGAATGAATTTTCTACTGTGATGATTGCTCTGTCATATCCAGGAAAAGAACCGATAAATGTATATTCCTTGATTCTTCTTCTATTAAAAAAAGCGGCGTCTTCAACAATTAATCCTTTATAATAATTATACATTTGTTGTAATCTTTTTTGTGAATTAATCACAAACGTTAATGTATCAGTTATAGCTGATAAGTTAGTTGTTTTAGCTTCAACTACACATAATAATTTATTTAATGATGGTGTATCAGTGCTTAGATTATTTGATGTCCAAGAAATGATTGGAACTCCTAAACTAACAGGATCGATTGAATTATTTTGGGAATTGCGTCCACTAACTGATATAGGGATTTCAAATTGTCCAGGTTTAGGGAATCTATTTCTATCTCTAAAATCACTATTTATTTCAAAATATCTATTATTTGACATACTTTATTATTAATGATTTAATTTATTTAAATAATATTTTTTTATTTGCCAAATAATAATTTATCTATTGTTGTTTTTACATTAAATAATCGATGAAATATAATACCTAATATAAACATTACAATTATTGAAAATATTATTAAAACAGACCAATATAATACTTTTTCTGATAATGATAAATCTGATAAATTGAATTTTAGATATAAAGGTAATCCAAATATCAAACCTAATATAATACCTAGACCAATAGTTCCAATTACATCATTTATTGCTAATCCTAAAAAACGTGTTGAATGAAAACCTTTACCTACTATACCTAATTCATTTGAGAAATCACTTAATTTTTTTGCCATTTATTATAAATAAACTTATTTTTTAATTTTAGTTTAAAATAAATTGATGTTTTTCAGATGAATAATCATTATATCTATTATATAAAATTGTTTGATTTTTATAAATACAATAATGTT